CCTTGTTTTATAAGGCTTTTTTTATGGGTAAAATACCGGTAAAAAGGTTGACAGATTGGCGTTTTGTGTTATTATAATAAAGTAAGTTAAACAAAAGGAGTTAATATAAATGAATAAAGTAATGCAAGGAATTGGTACTTTTTTAGTTATTATGGGTATTGTTGCAATGGCAGGCGCAGGCGGTGATTGTGATGGTAAATGTGGTGCTGGTAATTCTTTAACAGATATGTTAATGATTGTTAGTATTGGTTTAGCACTATTTGGTACTGGTGCAGTTATTTTAATAAAAGGAGACGCTTAATGAACGCAACTATGAAAAAAGAAGTAATGACTATGTCATTATCAGAACTTAATGCTCTTACTAGTTTTATTAACGAAGTAAAAGTACTTAATGCAAAATCAACATTAACAGTTGGTATGAAAGTTAACATTGTACAAAAGACTAAGAAGACTCCAGGTACGATTACAAAAGTTAATCAAAAGAAATGTTTGGTTAAAATTGATGGTGCTATAGGTACAATTTATACAGTTCCAATGCAAATGTTAGAGGCGGCTTAATGATAGACGTAACTAAAATGGACTTAGAAGATTTAAGAGGTGAGTTAAACGAACTTAAATTAGGATTAGGTGGCATTGGTACAAAAGATATAATGAGAATGCATCATATCGAAGATGAAATATCTTGGAGACAAGAAAACGGTTATGCAGATTTAACTGCAAAAGAAATCCAAGATGAATTAATTGAAAAAGGCGAAATAACAGAAACTTATATGGAGACTGTTTAATGTTAGATAAGTTCGTTTCATTCTTTTGGAGTTGTATGTTTACAACTTTTATTGTTTGGGCAATATTTTTCTTTATTGGATTGGGAGTAGCATAATGAATAAGAAGACAGCAGTTTTAGGAATGGTTAGTATGTTGGCTCTTACCGCTTGTGGTGGTGGAGGTGGTGGAGGTAGTATTCCTATTTCAGTACCACAACCAATTAACTTGGGTACAGTTAGTTTTGATACACTTGCACAAGATAACTTTGCACAACTTTCAGTATTGAGAGATGTTACTGCTGACGGAAAGATGACTGCCACTGAAGCAGTTGGTGTATTTAAATGGATGAATGATAATGCTAGTATGGACACTAGCGAGTTTGCAAATTATACTGTTACAGTAGATGGACAACAAATGAACTTGCAATCTGCTTGGAACAAACTATTAGGTTATAAAAAAGTTTATTATGATGGTAAAGAAGATTTTTGGCAAGGTATTGTCGATAGTGGTAAGTTTGATGATGAACATAATGAATATTTAGATGTAAAAGCCTTTGCACAAAACGAAGATAAGATTGACTTTGAAGCAGTAGGTAAAGGTGAAAAAACTATTGACGATATTAAAAATGATATTACTCCTGTAGAAAAAGAAGAAGAGAAGAAGGATCCTCCTGTAGAAGAAGAAAAAGAGGAAGAGAAGGAAGAGGAGAAAGAGGAAGAGAAAGAAGAAGAGAAGGAAGAGACTCCTGAAGTAACTGAAACTAGTAGAGAACAAATTGCTAAAGAAATGCAAAAGCAAGAAGTTACTGGTAAAGAAGCAGGTGACGTTAGCAAATCGTTTAGTGGTGATGTAGAGTGTAATAATCAAACACTAACAGATGGCTCAACATTTACAGGTACTTGTAAGAAGTACAGAGTTCAAACAAATTATAATGAGACACTTGTTAAGTATTGGAATGTAAAGTATAAGGTTACTTACAGTGATGACAGTGTTACAGTTGTTGAAGTACAAGAAACATCAACACATATCGTTCCAACAACACCAGTTGTAACATACGAGTATACTAAAGGTGAAGCAAAAGAAGAAGAGAAAGAAGAAAAAGAAGATGAATCAGGAAGTGATAATGATGATGATAGTTCTAGTACTGTTAACTATAAAAGTGTCGACTACACTAATAGCGACTTAGGTACAGTTACAGAAGGTGCGATTAAAGACGCAAACTTATATAGAACAGAAGAGTTCTTTGGATTAAAAAATTATGTTAATGATAATGTATTGTCTACTATTAAGGCAGATGCGGCATGGAGCAGAGGTTGGACAGGTAAAGGCAGTATTGTAGTTATTGCAGATACTGGTACTAATGTTAACCACACAGACTTAGATAATAACATTGGACTTACTAAAAACTTTATGAATAATAGTACAGATGTTTCAGACAGTAATGGACATGGTACACACGTTGCAGGTATTACAGGTGCAGAACTTAACGGAGAAGGAATGATAGGTGTTGCTCCTGATGTTAAGTTAATGATTGCAAAAGTAACAGATAATACTGCATATAGTTTTCAAAGAGCAAGTAAAGCCGCGGCGTGGGGAAAAGATAACGGAGCAATAGCAATTAATGTTAGTGCTGAAGTTAGATTAGATAACGGATTTAAAAATAGTTTGGTCTTAGATAATACAGGCAAATGGCATAGTACACATTGGTACTATGGTGTAAATGGTTATAATGGTGCTAAAGGTGAAGCAACAACTTGGAAGAATGCATTAGGTACTGACATGATACTTGTCAAAGCCGCTGGTAACCAAGGTACAGACTTTAGTGCTGGTATGAATCAAATGGCAACGGCTACAAACAGTGATGGTAATTTGATACTAGATGGACAAATGCTTGTAGTAGGTAGTTGGGATATTGTTAACGATAAGATCTCAGGATTTAGTAACAGAGCAGGTTCAGTGTGTACAACTTACGAACAAGGTGCTTGTAAAGACGCAGGTGTTATAAGTGATTATTATATACTTGCACCAGGTACAAGTATTTACAGTACAGATAATAATGGTACAGGGTATGTACATATGTCAGGAACTAGTATGGCGGCTCCAGTAGTAACTGGTGCAGTAGCAGTTGTTAATCAAATGTGGCCTCATATGAAAGGCAAAAACCTTGTAAGACTTCTTACAGAAACTGCTGATAAAACTATTACAGGTTATGATGTAAATGTACACGGACAAGGTTTACTAGACATGGACAAAGCAACACAACCAGTTGGAGCAACAGGTATTCCAACTAGTGGTAGAACAGATGGTAACATTTCAACAATGTCTGGTTATGTTTCAGGTAGTAGTGGTGCAATGGCAGAACTTTCTAATATAATGGTACTTGATAGTTATGAGAGAGATTTTTATGTAGACGGTAGTACAACTTATAAAGTTGATACAAGAGCAAACAAATTTACAAATACATTGGCGGCTACTAATATGTATGCTGGTTACAGTAATTATGAGAAACATCTACAGTTTCCTCAATTTGCATTAAACAATAGTACAGAACATAAGTTTACTATACAACCTGGTTTCTTTAATGAGAAGGATAGTTTCCTTGCACATAGTCAAACAGGTGTATTTGGTAATTTAGAAAATTCTTATACAACTTATGCAAATTTAGATTACAGTACAACATATGAAAATGTTAAAATATTTGGTCAATTTGGTTTTGGTTACACAAAGAATTCATATGGTAGTGAATGGAGTATGTTAGATAGTGCAGATAATGTATACAGTACAACATGGTCCGCAGGTATTGAACAAAATGGTTTTGGTGCTAGTGTTAGCCAACCAATTACTATTGAAAGTGCTAAGATGACTTATAACGTACCTACTAGCAGAACTATAAGTGGTAATGTAAACAATACACAAACTACAGTTAATATGAAAACAGAAGAAAGAAATCTTGACTTTACTGCTTATTACAAGTATAATGTAGATACAGTAGACTTCAAGGTATTCGTTGAACAAAGAACAGGTGGATTTGAAGATACAAGTGGAGGAGTTAGTGTTGTCTGGAAATTCTAAAGATACTGAAGAACGTCAATATACAGATGAAGAAATTGAAGTAATGAGAGAGACGTTTAAAAATACTTTACTAACAAAGAAGTTAGATCCAGAGTTTGAAACTTTTGACCCCGAATGGAACGTGTATAGTTGGGACGATGGTAACGAAGTAGAATCTATGCACCCACACGATGCTCTTCTTTTAGAATTACAAGGCAAGACAGTTGTTAACATGACAGATAAACATGGCATGAGACCAGCTCATTTAAAACTAGTAGAAAGAAAAGAACAACGTGAAAGGTGGGAAAATGTTTAAGAAAATATTAATAGCAGTTATACTAGCAGTAACATCGACATCAGTTGCTTATAGTTTTGAAAGAGAGTTTAACAAAGAACTAGCAATTGATTCTTTACAAAAAGGTGGAATGATTGTATTTGTAAGACACGCCTACGCACCTAAAGTAGAAGGTATTAACGAAGACAAGAGTAGTAAGGTATGTGGTAAACAAAGAAACTTAATGTCAGAAGGTATTAAACAATCAAAAGCAATTGGTGTATTCTTAAGAGAACATAATATTAAAATTGAGAAGGCATGGTCAAGTCCTATTTGTAGATGTTGGCAAACTGCCGAGTATGCCGGAATAGAATTTAAAAAGAATAAGTTGTTTGATTCACAAACAAAAGAGTTTGATAGGATTAGAGATTTAATAAAGAGTTGGGATGGTAAAGGAAACTTGTTCGTCTTTACACATTTCAAAGTAATGAACGGTGTTTTTCCAGGCTTCAAAGCAGATAGTGGACAAATGCTAGTAGTAGATACAAATCTAATTAGAATTGGAGCAATCAGTACTCCATATGATTTGATGAACAAGCAGTAAAGGATAGTAATGTTTAAGAAGTTAATGACATGGTTAGGAAGATATAGAATTATTAATGATAGGCAAACAGGTGAACCATACCTAGAAAGGTATTACTTGTTTTTGAAAGACAGAGATAGTTTTCCTTTCAATATATTTTTACATAAATTTGTAAAAAGTGATCCGGATCATTTGCACGACCACCCTTGGAGTTATAAGACATTTATTATTAAAGGTGGTTATTGGGAATGGTATCCTCTTAAAAATGATACTGGTGCAGTTATTGGTGCAAGTAAAAGATGGAGAGGTCCTGGTTCCTTTATTAAGGCAACGGCAGACAGTATGCATAGAGTAGAACTAGAGCCAGGTATTACACCTTGGACTATTTTTATTCCAGGTAAAAAACAAAAAGACTGGGGATTTATACACCCTGGCAAAACAATGGAAAAGCATGGCGAGAAAGATGTTGAAGTTATAAAGTACATCTGGACCGACCATAAAACATATCTAGGAGATAATGTATGACAGTGATTGTGAATGCAATAAGAAATGCAGTTAACGGGACTAGTTTGCAACTAGCATTAATTTATACTTTAGGACACATTCTTATCGCAATGGCAGTCGTAAGTGTTATGACAGGTGCCAGTTTATGGGAGGCAGGTGCAGTAGCACTAGTTGAACCTACAATAAATGGAGTATGGTTTTATGTACTTCACAAAGCATGGAGAAAATGGAATGTATAGACCACTACCAGACGGACTAACAATTAAAGAATCCGATGTACAAGGGTTAGGACTTTTTGCTACAAAAGACTTTGATGCTGATACAATTTTAGGTATTGTTCATGTTATGAATAAGAACTTTCCACATGGTAGTATTCGTACTGCCTTAGGAGCATTTTATAATCACCATGATAATCCTAACTGTAAAAATGTAAAAGGCTTTTGGCATCAACTTCCTGTTTGTTATTTGATGACTGTAAGACCAGTAAAGGCAGGAGACGAACTTACTGCCAAGTATACATTGTATAATGATTTTGATGAGGAGGGGAAGTAAATGATTAAGAAACATATATATGATTGGACTGATGTTGAAAAGATGGTCACTGATATTATTACACAGATGTATAATGATGAGTGGAGACCAGATTATATTGTAGGACTTACTAGGGGTGGATTAACTCCTGCTATTATGATGAGTAATAGAACAGGTATTCCTATGTATACTTTAGACGTTAGGTTACGTGATAGAGACGGCTTAAAAATTAAAACTGAAAGTAATACTTGGATGGCAGAAGATGCCTTTGCAGGCAAAAACATTCTAGTTATAGATGATATAAATGATTCAGGTGCTACATTTAATTGGGTAGTAAGTGATTGGTCATCTAAAATTGAATCTAACGAAGTGAAAGAGGTTTGGGATAACAATGTTCGCTTTGCAGTTTTAACTGAAAACGGTTCTAGTGACTTTGGTAATGTAAGATACCAGGCACACGAAGTTAACAAAGCCGAAGAAGATGTTTGGCTTGTTTATCCATGGGAGTAGATAATGGCATTTGAATGGCAACGTATTCATAAACATGAAGACGCAGTAGAAAACGATATATTTGAAAGAGTTAAAGAAGCAGTTGGTAACTACTATGAAGTAGAGAATATTGAAAACTTAACTCAGGAACAAATAAATGAAATTGAAAAATGGCAAGAAGAAGAATTGCCAGATGGTTCTATAATGAACATTGGTTTCGATGATGTCATTAATTATTGGGAAAGTCATCAGACTAGAGAACCAGTTAATGATAACGAAGAATTTAATAATAACGACAGTGGGTGCTGATAAATATGTATAACAAAGAAGAATTGATTGAACGTCTTAGGACAAAAGAGAGTGTTGTTACGTTTACTAAACTTAACGGTGATCAACGTATTATGACTTGCACGTTAGATCCTGCAATTATTCCCCAAGAGGCTATGCCAAAAGGTTCGAAAGAACCAAAAGAACCTAGTGCCAAGCAATTGGAGAATGTTGGTGTCTATGATATTAATGCTAAAGGTTGGCGTAGTTTTAAAGTTGCTAACGTTACAGATATACAAACTGTTGAACAAGCACACGATGAACTTATCGAAACTATTAAACAACCTGTTACACACTATCGTATCAGAGTGTGGGGATATGGTGGTGAAAGTGTATATGCTAGAATTAATAAAAAAGCATATGAGTTTTGGAACAAAGTCAAACAAGGTGAAATTGTTTTAGATACAAATCCTGATTTAATGACATTACAAGATTATATGCTTGATCCTGAAACATTTAGGAAGTTTAATGATATGGATCAAGAAGCAGACTTTCTTTGGGACGAAGATTCCGAAAGCCATAAAGACTGGTACGAAGCACCAAGAGAAGTCATACATCAAAACGGTGTTACTGTAGACTCTGCAATGATTGAAGTTGATGAAGTTGAAGATCAATCCTGGGGAAGTAAATGGGTTAATACTATACTAGAAAACATTGAACTTGAAAAACTTCTAAATAAAAATGGTAAAGAAGTTAAAATATCAGACATAGATTTAGATGAATATGCAGATAAAGATGGACACAATTATATATTTTATGGTATGAGTATAGAAAAAGGTACGTTCAACGATGTTTATCTTAAACTAGAAGGAAAGAAATTTGATCCTAGTAGATTAGGCATAGATGCTGAAGAAATGCCAAATGGTGACACAGTTATTACTTCAATTACATATAATGATATAGAGTTAGATGGTGATTTTGGTGATACAACTGGAAAAGGCTTTGATTGTGATGTTTATGACTATTAACTTGACATCGAGCCTAAATATAGTGTATAATATAAAGAAACATGGAGCAAAATATGGATAAAGGTACATTTTTAAGTACAAAAACCTATGGCAATGATAGAGGACTATCTTGTTGTTTTAGGCAGTGGCGAGCAGAACATAGTCATTGTAAACTATTACATGGTTACAGTTTAGGTTTTAAGTTTGTGTTTGAATGCACAGAACTTGATGAACGTAACTGGGTAATGGACTTTGGCGGTATGAAAGAGATGAAGAAATGGTTAGAAGATAAGTTCGATCATACTCTTGTTGTTGCTGAAGATGATCCACAACGTGGAGCATTAGAAGAATTAAATGCAAAAGGTCTAGCAGAAGTTAGAGTATTTCCAGCAGTTGGAAGTGAACGTTTTGCTGAAATGGCTTTTCTTAAAATGGAGAGCATATTACTACAGTCAGAGAGGGCTGGAACATCGCTGAACCCTACAGTTAGAGTTAAAAGTGTAGAGTGTTTTGAACATGGCGCCAATAGTGCAATTTTTGAGAAGTAGAATTAATGGAAGAAAAGAAATATTATTATAGCGAAATATTTCACAGTATCCAAGGAGAGGGTAACTATACAGGTGTGCCTACTGCTTGGATAAGATTCTTTTTATGTAATTTACAGTGTAATGGCTTTGGACAAATAGATCCTACAAATCCAGATACATATGAATTACCTTTTGAAGACTTTGATGTTGACAGTGTAAAGAAAGTTGAAGACTTGCCTGTATGGGAAAAAGGTTGCGACAGTAGTTATACTTGGGCCAAGAAGTTTAAGCAGTTAATGGGACAAGAAACTCCTAGTGTATTAGCACAGAAGATTGTTGACGTAATGAAGAATGAAAGTAATCCAGAAGGATTATTTTTGCACCCGGTTACAAATCAAAGGCAACACTTATGTATTACAGGTGGTGAGCCTTTAATGATTACAGGGCAAAGAGCAACAATTGGTATATATGAAGAACTTGAGAGACAAAATAACTTGCCGGAGTCTATGACATTTGAAACAAATGGTACACAAAAATTAAGACCAGAGTTCTGTGATTGGGTAAACAGAATAGATACTGAAATATTCTTTAGTTGTAGTCCTAAACTATTTACAGTGTCAGGTGAAAAGCCTGAGAAAGCAATTAAGCCTGAAGTAGTTGCAGAGTATAGAAAACTTTCTAGTAAAGGACAACTTAAATTTGTAGTAGGACCTAAAGAAAGAGAGTGGGAAGAGATGGAAGACGCAATAGCAAAGTTTAAAGATGCTGGCGTTGATTGGCCCGTTTGGGTTATGCCCACAGGAGCAAGAGAAGAAGAGCAAACAACTGGTGCTGGTGAAGTGGCAGAGAAGGCTTTTAAAAGAGGATATAACGTAGCGGCAAGAGTACACGTTTATCTATTTGGTAACGCAATCGGAACGTAAAGGAAAAACAATGATAAAATATATGCTAATATCGAGTTTGTTAAGTTTGAATGTTATGTATCCTAACGCAGATATATGTAAAGAAGCATTGGATCAAGTTATAAAACAAGATCAGAAAGCCATATGTATTCCTGCAGGTATGGATCAGTCTAACATAAAAATGGATGCCATGATAGCAAACTTTCTAAATATGGCTAAAGAACTAAATGCTATGGATTTAAATAGCGGAAAGGAGTAGTATGATAGATAAACTAAAAAAGATGTTTGGCACAAAAGAAAAACTTGAAAAAACAATTAAAGCACAAACACCTAAAGACTCTGCTGAAGCAAAAGCATTGGCAACTAAAAACAAAGAACCTTTTATAGAAGTTATTGGATTAGATATTGATTCAGAGAATCCAGTACAAGGTGCATTTGAATTAGATTGGAATCAATACTTTGTAGAAGAACTTAGAAGCAAAGGCTTTCAAGGTGTGAAAGACGAAGATGTAGTTGACCAGTGGTTTAATGCAGTATGTAAAAATGTTGCATTAAGTGAGTATGAAGCAATGGATGAAAAAGAAAGAAGCAGATTCATTGAAACAAAAGACATAGGGGACGGCTATAAGGAGGTCAAGTAATGGCTGAATATAGTTCACACGATTGGAGAAAGAATACAGACAATGCTATTATAGTATCTTCTGATATAGGAATTAAATTAGAAGTAAACAAAAGCAAAGTAATCTTTACAAACCCTAAAACACTTAAAACTGAAGAAATTGATGTTTCAAGACTTGTAAGAGTGTTCTGTAATAACCGAGACGATTTAAAGAGAAGTGTTAAGTGAACACTTGCATAGGTTTATTTCTAGCCTTAACGGCACACATAGGTTTAGAGGGAGATTATAATAATTTACATCCTCACGCCAGATGCACAATAGATAATAATATAACAGGTATATATTATAATTCTGAGAGTAGAGTTAGTGCATATGTAGGTAAAGAATATCAAATTACTGAAAACGGTAAGTTAGAACTAGGATTAGTAACAGGGTACAAATATAGAGATGTTATTCCAATGATTAGATATAAAGTTGGAACATGGTTTATTTCACCAGCATACGAAAATATAGGCGACAAGAATTACGGAATAGTAGTTGGTTGGGAGATAGGAAAGTAAATGTTATTTTATAATATAGGCGATGGTTATACAAGTGGTTGTTGTACAAGCAACCTTTATCATCTTGCTGACGAAGATCCAAAATACTTTGGAATGCACAACGTAGAACATCCTGATAATAGAGAAGGAAGTTTCGTAAGCCATCTAGCAGAACTATACAAAGCAAGAAGTATTGTAGTTGGACATCATAGACTAACACTAGAAGAAATGTTAGATACAATAGAAAATTATGAAAGACAAATACTAGAACAACAGGATCAAACAATAGCATTTGTTGGTATTCCTAATTTATATTCTACATATTTAAAAAACAAACAAACGTTTGAATTAGACTTTGGTCCAGTTAGTTGTGACATTGATCCTTTTCTAAACAAGTACCTATTATTAGACGGTAAAGATAATATAGGTTGGTTAGAAAAAGACCAAGAAGCAACATATAATATGATGTGTGATAAGAAAGAACAAGTTATAGACTTAAATGGTAAAGTTGACTTATTACAGATGTTTTTAGAACGAATAAGTACTATTACAAAGAAGATAATACTATTTAGAACTACACATTACGAAAATCTAAATTTAGATTTACCAAAAAATGTTGAGTTTTTAGATGAAAGTATTGTAGACATTCTATCCGAAAATCACAAACCTTATAGAAGACAATACTTTGATGCTGACGCATACAAATCTTTAAAAGGGAGTTTCTTAAAACTATTATGACAAACTATATTAACAACGAAACTAAACACAGAATATTTGTAATTGGTGATGGCTGGGACTTACCTAGACAACCGTCATCAAATAAACAACAAGGTGTAAAGTTTAATGACATGAAGTGGCCCAAGAAGAATTTTATTAATGATCCTGACTCTTTATATAATAGTTGGGCTGATATGGTTGCTAATAAGTTAGATGCAAACATTTATTACATACAAGACCATGATTTAAGTTTTGGTGGTGCAATTAAAGAAACTATAAGACTTATAGAAGAATACAGTGATGAAGAAGATGTTATTAATTATTACTTTCTTAATGTACCTTTATACAAAGGTAAGTTAGGTTTACTATCTACATCACCAGAAGAAAATGCTCGACTAGAAAAACTGCAAAAAGTTATTTTTAAAGGACACCCAACTGAAGTTGCTGGAGCATTACAAGAATTAAATGATCATACACTTAACGATCACAAAATGTTAAAAGAGTTAAGAACTGAATTCTGCGAAATAGTAAATGAAGTGTCAGATTATTACAATAGATTCTTAATACATTCTACACAATATCATAATTTAGAAGATTGGTATATACAACAAGTGTTTAATGACATTCGTAAACATGGTGAAGAATCTGTTTACTATGATCAAGTTACAAACAAAAAACAATTAGACCTTGAGATAATGAGACATAGAAAACTTAATGAAGAGCGGGACAATAATACAAATGCAATTACTAAACAAAAAATAAAACAGAAAAGAAGGTTAATCGATCAACCTCATATTAATATTAAATGGACTGATCCTAAATGGAGTCAGAAGTTATTTTCTGATGTGTTGTTTGAAAATTTAGATAAAGATTTAGATTTTGTACATATTATCAACCATACTATAGCACAAAAAATAACACATTTACACAAGGTTAGAGCCAAAGCAGATCCTAAAGAATCAGATATAATTAGAGACATTAGAACAGGATCACAATACAATTCATCATTTAAAACTCGTACTATAGACAAAAGAGAACACGAAAGAATTGGCGAAAAGATATATAAGGACTTGACAGAAGAGACAAAATTGTTTACAATACAGTATGATTAGAAAAGCAATATTAAGTTTAGCATTTATTACTATACTAACAGGTTGTAGCACTTCAGTGGCAGTAGTTGACACAGTTGCTAGTACAACTATCTATACGGCTAAAGCAGTTGTTGGAACAACAGTAAATGTAATTGATGCTATAACACCAGACATTATCAATAAGGACTAACATGACAAAATATCTATTAGTAGACACCGCAAATACCTTTTTTAGAGCACGTCACGTAGCATTTAGAGGCACTGACAGTTGGGAGAAACTAGGACTAGCAGTTCATATTACATTGAATGCAGTACTTAAGGCATGGTCAAAGCAAGGAGCGGATCATGTTGTGTTTTGTTTGGAAGGACGTAGTTGGCGTAAAGACTTCTATGAACCTTATAAAAAGAATAGAGCAGTGGCAAGACAGGCACTTACTGAAACAGAGCAAGAAGAAGATAAATTGTTTTGGGAGGCATTTGACGAACTTACAACATTCTTAAGAGAGAAAACAAACTGTTCTGTATTAAGATGTGATATTGCAGAAGCAGATGATATTATTGCACGTTGGGTACATAAACATCCTGAAGATGAACATTGTATTGTTAGTAGTGACACAGACTTTATACAGTTAATAACTGATAAGGTTACACAATACAACGGCATTACACAAGAATTACATACACTACAAGGTATCTTTGATGACAAAGGTAATCATGTAATTGATAAGAAAACAAAACAACCTAAAGAAACACCTAACCCTGAATGGTTATTATTTGAAAAATGTATGAGAGGTGATACTAGTGACAATGTGTTTAGTGCATTTCCAGGTGTTCGTAAAAAAGGTACAAAGAATAAAGTAGGATTAGTAGAAGCATTTGAAGATAGAAACAACAAAGGCTTCAATTGGAATAATATGATGCTACAACGTTGGGTAGACCATAATGGTATTGAGCATCGTGTAATAGATGATTATCAACGAAACGTACAGTTGATTGACTTGACAAAACAACCACAAGAAATAAAAGACTATGTAGATGACCATATTGATGAAACTGTAGCAATAAAGGATCATACAATGGTAGGTGCAAAGTTTTTAAAGTTTTGTGGAAAGTATGAATTAAACAAGGTGGCGGAGAATGCTCAAAAGTACGCAGAATTTTTACAAGCAGGTTATAGAGAATGAGTTACAGTTTAAAAACAATAGTTGATAAAAAGTTTTGGATTATAGAATCCGATGGTCAAAAGTGTGGAACACTTCGACAGATTGCAAATGAGCAATACGAAGTCAGTTATAAGAACGGTAAGTTTCAAGTAACTGATAAAAATAAACTACAAGAAGAGTTTGGTATTGACGTTGAAACTAATGTATACAAAGTTAGTAATAGAGTTGTAGAAACAGAAGTTACTAGGAATACAGATGAACGACACGTTGATGATGTTCATGGCTATCCTAGTGCAAGTAAATCTTTTAATGTTGTATATGACGTTAGGAAAAAATTACCTTTATATTCTAAAAATGAAAAAAGCCAAAGTATGCATTGTGCCGGGTATTATGTTGTTAAGTATGAGAATGGCTGGACAAGAAGTTTCTGTCCTAAACTTGTAACCTTAGACAAATATGAATTCATTGGACCATTTAAAATGAAAGATGATATGCTAACAATGTTAAGAAAAAAGAGTAAAGAAGATGATTAATATGATATTAGTTATGATACTAATTTATTCTTTGCCAGTGTTTATGTTATGGCGTATGAATAAAGAGGATCCAAAATGAGTATACAAATTAGTAACTTCAGTCACCTAGTTTCAAGCAGTAGTGATATGCAAAAGGAACAGGTCTCGTTACAAACTAGTGATGCAAAATTATTATTAAATGATATTGTAGAACTACAAAGTAAAGTAATCTTATTACAAGATAAGTTAATTAAGGTTATGGAGCAAGACAACGCACCTGTTACAGGGCAAATGGACGGCGGTTCATTCGGCTCATAATAGTAGCACTTTATCCTTCTATTTGATAAATAATATTATAATAGGAGAATATGTAGTGAGTAGACCAAAACCAGTAATACTAATAGAAAAAGTCGATAAAGACTACAAGACAGATCAAATACTTCAATCAGAAGGTGTGTGGGCTGTCTTTTATGATGCCAAACCAATTAACTTAAAAAGTTTTAATGCAATGGTTGGGTATGCTAGTCCAAAGTACAAAAAAGTTTCTTTTTCTAATCCGGGCCATGCAATTAACTTGGCAAAGAAATTAAACGTACTATTTAAATGTGATAAATTCACAGTAGTTTTACTGAATGCTGGCAAATGCATATATCCGGAATCAACAAACGAGAGTTAACCGAATTACTGCTTAAAGAAGCAGTAGGTGTTAGCGAACCTTTCAAAACAATTTATCCTCAAATTTGGGCCAACTTCAGAGATGATGGTGGACTTAGATTAACTCATGTGGGTAGGCAGTTTTTTATAAAGAACTGTGATATTGATTATACCACACTAACTCTCAAAACTCCTGTACAATCAATGAAAAAAGTCCTATATATGGACAAAATAATAGAGTGTCCGTATTTCCTAGTAGGACGACTATCAAATGACCACCATAAAATTGAATTATTTGGTGATCAAGTGGCTACAATGCTATCTTTATATGATGGCGACTTAGATTTATATCTAGAAGCCAATAAACCCTTGTAAAGTACACCCAAAACACCCGTTTGCCCGTATACGGCCCTTATATAAGCGATTAAACTACCATATAATGGGCATTTAAGGTATCAAATTCTTCATATAAACTGCGATAAAATAAAAGGTTGACGTATTAGCAATCCATGTTATAGTAATACTATAATAAGGAGATAAGATGTTAAGTTTTATAGGATTAATAGCAATAATTTTTGTAGCAGTAAAATACTTTCCAGAAATTATTAAATTTAGTATTAAAGCATTTATAGTATTGCTTATGATTTGGTTTATGTTTGGTACACTAGCATGGATATTTGGTATTAGTATCGCATTACACATTAACGAAGCAATATTTCAATTAACAACAATAGGAGTATAATATGGGAATGAGTTCAATGATATTTGATAACGTAGATAAATTTTACGATATCGCTTGTGAAGAAATAAAAAGTTGTGAAGACTACAACGAGTTTCAAAACAAAATGAAAGACCATGTAAATTTACTTGCTGGATCATCTGATGCTGATAATTATGAAGATGGATTATATGATGTATGGCAAGAATACTGGTCAAAATACGCAATATAAAAAGGTTGACAGATAACAGAATGGTGTTATTATAATAGTATGTTAAGAGAAAAAGGACAAATAATGAAATACAAACTTTATCAAATTAAACTTACTAGTGCAGAAGTTGACCAAGTTAATGAAACAGGACATAATTCAGTTCCAAAGCAGAAGGCTAAAATGGATATGATAATGTGTAATGAAGATATTAATGTTCCAGCCAGTCAAGCATTTAAAGATGGTTACTTTGAACACGTTGCAAATATTAATGCTAACGATTTAGAAGATGTATTTGAAGTTGGTAATATAGGTCCTGAAGAACAAATAGAAAGATTTAAACCAATGCATTCAGTTAGTGTTGGAGATATTGTCATAGATGAAAGCGGTAATAAATCCGTTGTTGCAAGTTTAGGATTTCAAAATGTTGCATAAAAAGGTTGACAATATACAGAATGGTGCTAATATAAAATTATAAACATGACACAGAAAGCAGGAGAAACTATGTCTACAATCACTGAAAACAGAACTGTAACAAGTACTGAAGCAAAGAAGGCAATATTAAAAGCCTTTACAAAAAAGAGACCCGTGTTCCTTTGGGGACCTATGGGAATTGGTAAATCAGAACTGATGCAAGGCATCGTTGATTCTGGTGACGTTGGTAATGCATTATTGATAGATTTGAGAATGGCTCTTATGGAGCCTACAGATATCAAAGGTATTCCTTTTTACAATAAAGAATTAGGCGTTATGGATTGGGCTCCACCAGTTGACCTTCCAAGTGCCGAGTTGGCTAAGAAATACGATACAGTTGTATTGTTCTTAGACGAACTTAACTCTGCTCCACAATCTACACAGGCGGCGGCATATCAACTTGTTCTTAATAACAGAGTTGGTAAGTATCAACTTCCTGATAACGTTGTTATTGTAGCGGCGGGTAATAGAGAAACTGATAAAGGTGTTACTTATAGAATGCCTGCTCCGTTGGCAAATAGATTTGTTCATATGGAGATGAGAGTTGATTATGATAGTTGGTTAGAGTGGGCTATTAATAATGGTATCCATTCTGATGTAATTGGTCACATTACAGTTCACAAACAAGACTTATTTGATTTTGATCCTAGGTCTTCTAGTAGAAGTTTTGCAACTCCAAGAAGTTGGACTTTCGTAAGTGATCTTATTGATGACGACGATATGGATGAAGCAACATTGGCTAACCTAGTGTCAGGTGCAGTAGGTGAAGGTGTTGGTGTTAAGTTTATGGCTACTATGAAGAACAGTGGTAAACTTCCTAATCCAACTGACGTACTTAACGGTAAAGTTAAGAAGTTAGATTCAAGTGTTGAAATCTCAGGTAGGTATTCATTGACAGTTTCAATGTGTTACGAATTGAGAGAAGCATATAATAAAGAAGGTACAAAAGGTATCGAAAAATTCCATAAACTTGCAGATAACTTCTTTAGGTTTATGATGGATAACTTCGAAACTGAAATGGTTGTACTTGGTGCAAGGGCGGCACTTGTAACATACAAGATTCCTTTGAGACCAAAATATCTTAAAAACTACAAAGAGTTTTATGACAGGTTCGGAAAATATATCAAAGCCAGTCATAATGCCTAGTTCTCCTGCTAGGTATATTAGGGAGGGTGTAAAAGCCCTCCCACTTTTTTGGTAAATACTATTATGAAGAAACCAGACATTAAAAAAGATTTAGAAGTCTTAATGAAGTCAGTCAAAGACGACGATTGGGTATTAGTAATAACTCCAAATGGTGATTTAAAAACCGTTCTAATGCCAAGGGATAATAGTAGAGTTAACCATACAATTAAACAGGTTTTAGCAATGGCAGAATCAGGTATGGAAGAAGCAATTTCGCAAGAATTCGAAGAAGATTTTCCCCATTTGGCTAATAGATTCGGTAAAAGAACACTGAATTAATAGTTGACAAATACTGTAAAGATGCTATTATATAATAGTAAGTTAAAAAAAGAGGTATTAAATGTCGTTTCAAACAAATAAAACAGGTAACAAATTCAAGTGTGAAGTTGGATTTGAAACTGATCCTGAACTAGATAAAATAGTTAAGGAAAAACTAATCCAGGCTAGAGTTAGCCTACTTATTAAACATCCATTTTTTGGTACATTAGCAACAAGGCTTGAACTTATTAATGCTGATGAATGGTTGCCAACCGCGGCAACTGATGGTAGACGTTTCTATTACAATACAAAATTCGTAAATGCATTGAGTGTAGGTGAAACTATGTTCTTGTTTGGGCATGAAGTACTTCATGTAGTTTATGACCATATGGGAAGGTTCCCTGGCAGAGATAAAAATTTGGCAAATATTGCCGCTGACTATTGTGTAAATGGTGACCTAATACAAAATACTGTAGGTGAACCTATTACAACTGTAGATATGATACACGACAGAAAATATTATGGTTGGGCATTTGAAGAAGTGTACGACGACTTATATGAGAATGCAGATAAAATTGATATTGATTCTCTATTAGATAAAGTACTTGATGACCATTTAGAAGATGATTCTGGAAGTGGAAAAGCCAATGAAGGCGAGGGCGACGATAGTTCTAAAGGTAAAAACAGTGGACGCCCTAGACTTTCAGAAGAAGAGAAGAGACAAATTAAAGAAGAAATGAAAGCGGCTGTAATGGGTGCGGCTCAAAGTGCTGGTTCTGGTAATTTGCCTGCAGGTGTTAAAAGACTTATTGAGCAATGGACACAACCTAAAATGGATTGGAGAACATTACTTCAACAACAAATTGAAAGCACTATTAAGAGTGACTTTACTTTTCAAAAGATTAACAGACGTTCGTGGCACATGGACGCAGTATTACCTGGTATGAACAATGATGAAAAGATTGATGTTTGTATTGCTCTTGATATGTCAGGTAGTATTAGTAACAAAATGGCAAGAGACTTTTTAAGTGAAATAAAAGGTATTATGGATGCATATGAAGATTACAATATTAAAGTATGGTGCTTTGATACTAGTGTTTATGCTGAACAAGACTTTGATCCAAGTAACGGAGAAGAGTTAATTGACTATATTCCAGTTGGAGGCGGAGGTACAGACTTCGAATGTAATTGGGAGTATATGAAAGAAAAAGGTATTGAGCCTAAGAAATTTATTATGTTTACAGACGGATATCCGTTTGGTAGTTGGGGTGATGATTTATACTGTGATACAGTGTTTATTATTCATGGTAGTGATGATATTGTTCCACCATTTGGAACTTATGCTTACTATGAACAAAAAGAACAAAGTAGAAAAAGAGCGGCATAATGGAAAATAAATTTATAGATCCAAAGAACAAAAGTACTGTAGGTACTAGTTGGTTAAATCTTGGCAATCATGTTTTGGTTGCAGGTTTTATTGCTTGTATTGTATTTGTAGTATTTGCGAGTTACTAATGAGTAATAAAAAAGACACAAGAAGAGATGCTTGGGATAGAGATTATATGGGTTCGAATTATGTAACGCCTGAGCCAGAAACTACAAAGAAGATTTCAAATGCGGCACCTGTTTTTGCTTTTGCATTTTTTTATATTTGTGTATTAGTAATGATTGGTAGTATTAAATGAGAGATATTAATCCATTAAATGTTCTTAATCAAAGAGAGGTAAGTATTATGCCTCCTCACTTTACACAAATTAAACATGAAGTTAATCATATGAATATGGGTCAAACACATAACGAAGTAGTTGACCATATTAAGAATTGGATATTTAGTAACCTAGATGGCAGATTTACAGTTACAGAGTATTCAAAAAAGGAACGAGCATCAAAACTTGGTGAATTAGATGATATGGAAGACTGGAACGACTATCACGGCTTCGATGTTGAAGTAACTATTGGGTTTGAAGTTCCTGAAGAATCTACATTCTTTTCACTGGCTTATCAACCTCTGGCACATCCTTAGGCTTATTACTTTCATGCTCACTTGCAAGTTGTAAAAACTTCATAATAGGTTCTCGGTTTAATACACAATAACTTGTAGAGCTTAGAAGTTTAGTAAAAAACTCCTGCGGGTGTGTAGACATAAATGTACTAGCAAAATATTCGTTCATTTGTGCAAACTGTCCTAGTTTATAATCTAGAATTTCTTGTGCAGTAGCATCGTAATTCTTAATTAGGATAACTTCTGTAAGTTTTGCTAGATTGATCCAAGCATTGGATTCAGCACTAGCATTAGACATCCAGTCAGCACTTGGTTGACTTCCGTCTATTAAATTAGCCACTGCGGCGTGTTTGTATTGCATTGTGTAAAGATATACACAACCGCCTGCTACATTAAAAAAGTATTTTGCCTGGGGTTCATTGAATTCAACGACTTTAGGCGGATTGAGTAAGTTATAAGGTTCTTCTGCATATGCAGACAAACTAGATAACAAAAGTGTACAAATAATAATCAACTTCTTCATGGGGTTTTCCTGTGATGATAAATAATAATAGTAGTATATAACTATTTATACAAATGGAGAAAACAATGGTAAGAAAAGCGAAACATACGTCACATCCAGTTGATGCGACAACAGGTACTGGAAGTACTGGTATTAAGATGCCAGCACCAAAGACACCTGAAGGAACACCTATGGTACCACCTGCAGAAGGTTTACCACCTCAACCAGGACTATCAGTTGGTGACCTAAAAAAGATGGTACAAATTGTTCAAATCTGTACTCAACGTGGAGCCTTTAAAGCAGAAGAATTAAAAACTGTAGGCGAAACATATACAAATCTAGTTAATTTTCTAGTATCAACAGGAGCAATACCAAAAGGTGATGCAGTTGATAAACCTGCCGAGGGCGATGAAGCACCAGCAGTAGAAACTAACGAAACTGCACCAGCAACTGAAGATAGTGCTAGTACAGAATCAAATTAATCAAAGGAGTAATCAATGAAACATATTGGTTTACATGGTGACCGTAAAGTTGCCGTAATGTTTAGACAGGTTCCAGGCGAACCTCAAAATTGTTTGGTAGCATATATCGATTCGTTACCAGCAGTACCTAGAAAAGCAATCAATGAATGTCTAGGAACGGCAGATGCTGAAAGTGTTGACACTTTGGCTGACGCGGCAAGTAGATTTAAAACTGAAACAGGTGAAGGTTTACTTAATACAATCCATGTTGGTAATCTTTTAGTAAAAGTTCCAACAACAGAAATTCATTTAACACCTAATGCTAGAACTAAGGTTCCTTTAAATCAAGTTAACCTTGCTATTGGAGAAATCCCACAACCGGCAGTAACAGTTGGAGCAAGTCCGACAGCACCAAGTTCGACGGCGGCATTATCTGATGAACAGATTGCAACTAGTTTGAGAAATCAAGCATCAACAATGAAGAAAGAAGCAGATCGTCTAATTAAAGAAGCAGACGAATTGCATCCATTACAGAAAAGAGGAAGAGGTCGTCCTGCGAAAGTAGAGACAACTGATTCTACAGTGTAGTGGAGGGATAGTTGACCAATTCACAAATTTGGTTATCACAAATTTTATCTCATTGGGAAGATTTATTTCAGGAAGTCGAATACAAAGACATTCCTATGGAGTATGTTGACCGGCTCGTAATCCATCTTAAAGATGGTAAATCTATTGACGTTAATGTTAAAGAACTTGTTGAACAAAACAATCTTAACTATAGCCGATTAGAAAGATCCCTAGACGAAAAACTAGACAAAATTGAAGGAAAGATTCGATTTGTCGATTGGCATATCGACGTAGGGAAAACCGCGGATGTTGTTTCAGAAGCAACTGAGCAAACATTGGGAAAGATTAATAATGGATAACGTTAAACTCATAAGTTATAGTCAGGCTGATACAATGGTACACTTGTCCGATGAAGGCAAAGGTACTCATTTAGAATCTGTACAGGACCTTATAGCCTTTTGTGCCAGGGTTAGTAATCCTAGCAATCAAATGAATAAGGAAACTAACGAAAAACTTATCAAATACTTAATTAAGCACAAACATTGGTCTCCATTAGAGATGGTGAGTGCTTGTTTAGAAATACATACTACTAGAGATATTGCTCATCAGATAGTAAGACATCGCAGTTTTGCTTTTCAAGAGTTCAGTCAGAGATATGCTGATCCAAATGACCAAACAGAAATGTTTGAATACAGTGAAGCACGTTTACAAGACCCTAAGAATAGACAAAATAGTATTGAAGTTGAAGACCCAAAACTACAACAAGAGTGGGACTGGGCTCAAAGACGTATTGCTGTCTTGGCTAAAAAAGAATATGACTGGGCAATTAAAAAAGGTATTGCAAAAGAACAAGCTCGTAAAGTTTTACCCGAAGGTATTACAAAGACTACATTGTATATGAATGGATCATTACGTTCGTGGGTTCATTATATCGAGTTACGTGGCGCCAATGGTACACAAAAAGAACATATGGATATTGCTCATGCTTGTGCCAAAGTTATTGCAAATATCTTTCCACTCATTAAAGAAATAAATATATAATATGAACCAGCAAGAACTTAACAAATATTTTTCTACAGAATGGCAACCTGAAATGGACAAGTATGCTTTGTCAGGTATGGATCTTGTACACAAACTTCGTAAAAGAGATTGGGTATTAGATGTTGGCTGTGGACATAATCCTTTTAAAGGACACATAAAAAATTTAGTAGGAGTTGATCCTGCAAATGATAAAGCAGACATTGTTACAACTATTGAAGACTTTGAAACAGATAGACTATTTGATGTAGCATTTTGTTTAGGTAGTATTAACTTTGGTGACGAAGCAAAAATTCGTACACAAATTGAAAAAGTTATTACACATATGAAACCTTCATGTAAAATATTTTGGCGTTGTAACCCAGGGCGTTTTGACCATGGGAACCCAAACACACACAAAGTTAACTTCTTTAATTGGAGTGAACAGTATCATGAAACGTTTTGTAAAGACTATGGATTTAAACTAGTAGAACTTGGTACTGAGATACCAGACAAAGATAAGGTTAGAATTTATGCAGAGTGGAATAGATAACTATCAAGGCGAAGATCTAATATTAATTACAGGTGCTCCTGGAACAAGATGGAGTGCAAGTATCCAATCGATAACAAGTCACCCAAGTATAAACCTTTCAGACCAAACAGAAACACGTTCATACGAACGTACTGCTTCATATGAAGATGGTAAGAAAGCAGGCATAGGCTGGCATCGTGGAGTATACTTTGGACCTTGCCACGAATTTGGAAGAACATTTGACTATTTGGAAAACTGGTCTAAAGAAGCACTACTAACAGAATTTAAACAAGCATTCAGTGATTGGGATAATGGTATTAAAATTATTAAAAGTCATTGGTTTGCATACGGGCTAGAACATTTACATAAATGTTTTCCTAAGGCTAGAATTATTGCATACTACTTACCAGACCAACTATGTTTAGAATGGTGGCAAGTTGTAGGTGGATTTGATATTGAGTATCCGCATTACGATTGGTATGAAACAAATGAAAAAATGCTTAAACAAATTAAAATAGAAAATGCTAATTCAATTAAGTTTGCGGCAGAGTTAGGTGTTCCATTTTTAAGATACAATACTCTTGCTCAAGTACACGAAGCATTAGGATTAGATCCTACAGAAGTAAGTTACAAAGATGTATGGGACAGAGATCCTAAGATTCAAACACTAGCAGAACAACTAGGTGATGGTTCATGGGATTTAGATACTCAAGAAGGTAGAGATGCATATACAAAACATATGCTCGATGACAGAAGTAAAGCCAACATGGCAATGATATATAACCCAGAGACAACTTATACCAATCAGATTATCCCACAGAGTTTAATTGATTCTACAGTTAAAGTTATTAACAAATACGGACGAAAATAAAATGGCTTATAGTAAAAAGGTTTTAGACCATTACGAAAATCCTCGTAATGTAGGCAAGATGGATACGGACGATTCTAGTGTAGGAACTGGAATGGTAGGTGCTCCTGCTTGTGGAGATGTTATGCGATTGCAAATAAAAGTAATAGATGATGTCATTGAAGATGCTTGTTTTAAAACATACGGTTGTGGAAGTGCGATTGCTAGTAGCAGTCTTGTAACTGAAATGGTTAAAGGTATGACACTAGGAGAAGCAAAGGCAGTTAAAAATATGGACATTGTAGAAGAACTTGCACTACCTCCAGTAAAGATTCACTGTAGTGTATTGGCAGAAGATGCCATTAAGTCAGCAATATTAAATTATCAAAATAAAAACGGAATGCACAGGTAATGGACGAAAGTAAGTTAGTATTTTTCACAGGTGCCCCTGGAAGTAAATGGAGTGCAGTTGCTCATGTAATGGCACAATCTAAAAAGTATCTATTTGATACTGGAGACTATGCTGATGATAGACAGTATGCACACTTTAATGATCCAGATATAATACCACATAGAGGATCATATTTTGGTCCAGGGTTTCCTTGGGGAGATAACTTTAATAAACTTGATAAACTTTCTAAAGAAGAAATATTTAAAGAAATAGATAGTGCATGGATAACACAGAATAACGGATATAAAATTATTAAGTGTCATCAATTTAGTATTGACTTACCTAAAATTTATAAGATGTTTCCAAACAGTAAGTATGTAATTGTTTATAGATCAAATGAAAACTGTGAAGAAGGTTGGTTTGGTGCAGGTGGATTTGATATACCTTACCCAAGATACAAAGAAGCATATACTAATCGCGAAACAATGATAAAAGAAATGGCTCATGAGAATAGACATAATCTAATGTTCATTCATGAAAACAAATTAACTATGAATATATGTAATGAAGGATATTGGAAAAACGTTTGGGGTGTTGACACCGAAGACCAAATGATACTAAAGTATATTCGTATGATCGAAGGGGTTCCTATTAATGCTAATAGAGATATACTCGAAGGTAAGAATGAAGACTCATATTCTTATACAGTAAAAAATCAAAAACTAGATACATTTATTGCGACATTGGGTTTTGAATAAAACTAATAACTTTATCGTAATTTTCTTTATTAAATGTTAATTCAAATTTATCACAAACCATTTTAAAGTTATCTTCTATGAATAACTTATCAGGATCAGATACAATAACATCTTCCTCACTAGCAAATCGGCTATAGTTATCTACACATCTCTCCAGATGTTCTAGTATATTCATATACTTTCCCTCATATAAATCAAAGAATGTTTTATCTGGATTCTCAGGATTCACATAATACTTGGCACTTGTTTGACAGTACCTAGCAAGTAATCTAGCCATGTCTTTTGGTATGACTACTATATGTTTTGCACCTTCAAAGAATGCTTTAGATTTATCTAAGGCACCATGGAGTGTATACAGTAAATGCTTGGGTTGAACCTGCTCAATTGGGCCTTTTAGAGCGTCATATTTGCCCGTACAAAGCCCTTGACGTTCTGCCATATCAAGTACAGGGGGAACAGTTAAACCGTCTTTAAAGCGTCTATTCCAGTGATATATAGTAAAATTCTTATCAGTTCCGTATAATGCATTCTCTTTATAAGGCATCCACGGGTGTTCGCCATTTGCTTCAGTATTGTACCAAGCAACATTATCACAACTAGCAAGAAGTCTACCTATTTGATGACCTTTTGCTCCCATTGGTGCATTAATTATTATCATTCTTTTTCTTTTATGTTATGTTCATCTGGATTGTTACGTCGCCATTCTTTGTCTTTGTGCCAACTCCATAAAAAACTATAAAGTATGCCTGACCCAATAATAATTAAAACTAATACGAAAAAGTCTAGTATCATTTTATTCTCCCATCATAATATAATATGTCTTGTTTAGTTACTACTTTATCTCCAGTTTTAAACCAATCATTATATACGCATATATCTCCTTTAACAATTAGTTCATTCCATTCAGATATTTGGTAATCACAGTAGAATCTATCTCCTAATATTGGTAAAGATTCGTCGCCATTCATACCGTGTATAATTTTACTTCTATATTCTTCTACCTTGTCCATACTATCAAAAACTGTATTGATAGCACAAGGTCCTATCTCTGTCATTCCCCAATTAGTCATAAACGTTGCACCTTTACTAACAAAGGCACTTATTAAATACCACGGAACTCTGTCACTACCACAAGTTACCCATAATCCTGTTAAATCTAAATCTCTCCAGCCTTTAGTTTTTATTATTGCTTTGCCATGGTCAGGTGTAATATGCGTATGCGTATACTTTGTAACTTCTCTAACAAACCTGTATGCATTAAAGTCTTCTACAATAACTTCTGCTCCAATACGAATGCCAGGTAAAGTTTGTGCTAACAAACCTCCAGCATGAGTTGTTTTACATATTGTATAAATTTTAGAGTTACTAGTAAGTTGTTGACTATCTATTGCAACTTCATCAGCCGCTTTTAGTTTAGCAGGAGTTTGTTCTATTCGTTTAGGTGTTCCTGTTGTACCACTTGATTGAATAGTGATACCATTACTAATAATCTTTTGCAGTTCTTCGTATTGCATTAATTACTTCTTTTTCTTTTTTGCTATTTTTTTTCTTAGGCTATCCCAAGCAGGGTGTGTTGGAACAAAGTCATATAACTTTTCATCATATTTTAATCTTAGTTCTAATAATTTAAAGTCAAACAACGGTGGGCAAATTGCGTGTAGGATACTTGCTATACATAATAACAATAAACTCCATGCTTCTTTTATACTTACCCAGCCATGTTTGAAATAAAGAACTACTGCGTTTGTTCCTTTATTGCCACCATGCTTTTCGGCTTCTCTAAGATGATTCCAATTAAACCACATTAGCTCGTACCTCCATGTACATTTCTCTATTAAGTTTCCACACCGATTGTCTAGTAAAGTATAACTCCATATCATTATGATGTTCTACCATTCCTAGTACTTTTAGTCTTTGAAACAAGCGATGTGTCTTGTTCATTTTACCACTAGCATCATTATTCATGTTTGTAGTGATATAAATTTCTTTGTCTGGTCCGATAAACTCTAACTGTTTAGGAAGTATATACCTCCATGTTAAGGCATTCATATGATACTTACTTAACCCAAATCCATAATGTCCTGGTAATTGTACACCTCTAAACATTACTCTCCACGCATTGTCGTTTACTTCTGGTAATGGATGACATCCTGCTAAACTTAATATATCTCCGTAACCTGCTTCAAGTCCTCCGTGTGATACACAATGCCATATACCTCCTTGTTGTCGTAACCAATCATACTTCATTGCTGAAAATGTATTATTCATATAACCTAGTTCTTCACACTTCTTACAAAATTTTTGTAAACAAGTATCCATCTCTGGCGTTAGTTCTTTAGTCATTAACATTTAAAAATGTACCTCGTTTATACCTTTCTCTAATTGATTCAAATGATTCTTTAGCAAGTTTAATTCTAAATATAACTCTATGTTCTTTAATTTCGTCTACACTATGTAAAGCCTTACCATTACAAACTGTTGGGTGATCAAAATTATAGTAAACAGTTGCTACTTTCTTATCCGTAATATCCCTGTCTTTATCTTCTCCTACCCAATAATGTATAGGTTCATTATTAGTTAATGGGAGTATAGGCATCATAAGATTGTATTGCATTTCTCTATCAGTATGTTTCTTAAATACAAAGCCAGGCTCGTATGTCATAAAAGTAACATCATTTCCTTCTAATCCACTTTCGTTATTAATATCTTTTTCATCTGGTTGATAAAAAATAAAGTTTCTTAAGAACTCCTTTACTACAGGGTAGTCTTTTATTTCTATACCTTCTAAGTCTGGAGAATATACTGCTCCTAATCCACCATCTCCTCTAGGCTGATGATGTTTATTTGGATCATATTTCTTCTTGTAATCGTTCCATGTATAGGAATAGTCTTTTACTTTGTTATATAATTCTGTTAATTCTTTTAACGGAGTTTTTACTTCCGGGATAACAAAATGAAATTCGGATTCACTGATGCCCTTATATTCCATTACAACCTTTCTACTTTCCCTTTTATTACACCTATTAGGTTAAAGAGTCCGTTACGTCTCTGTGGTGTTACTAATTGCATAAATCCTAGTGGTTCTAAATCTTCCGTAGCAAGATTCAATGCTTCGTCTTTAGTACTGTCAGTAAATATATCACAAACTATTGTTGCTATACCTTTTGGTATTAAAGCATCACTATCGTAATATACTTTAACTTTGTTTTCTACTAAACCCACATCTACCCAAATTTTACTGATACAACCTGGAACAAGTCGTTCGTCAGTTCTCATTTCTGGAGGTAATGATGTGGCATTACGAGCTAGGTCAACTAGGTATTGTAACCTGTCTTGCCCTTCTAGTAGTTGTAAGTCTTCGCCCCAATTATTAATCTTCTTTTTTATACTCATCTGTACTATAGTATTCTTCTTCTTGAAATGTATCGTAGTTTGTGTAATATGGATCGTTAAAGTTAGGATCGTCTACGCCTGTGATCCCTGTGACTTCTTTTACATAATGTTTTAGCATATTCTCAACACCTAGTTTAAGTGTTACCATACTGCTAGAACATCCTGAACAAGATCCACTTAACATTACTAGTACGTTGCCAGAATCAACATCAAAGTCTTTAAAGACAATTTCGCCACCGTGCATAGCAACGTTTGGCTGAATGTTATTTTCTATTATCGTCTTTATTTCTTTTACTATTTCTTCTTTTGTTCTTTCCATAGTGTTTCTTCTCTTGGTTGGTTTTCTTTTTTGGTTCAACCTTTGCTTCTTCAACATTAAAAGTTTTTTTAATTTTGTTGAACGATTCCTCGTCTAGTCCTGCAAAGATTCCTCTTGTAGTTTTCATATAATCTTTCTTTTCGGTATTTTACTGTCTGCACTTGATACACAACTTTGTGATATACAAGGCATCGGCTTATCAAATAATTTAAATCCTGTTTCAATATTCCCTAATGGAACATCACTGCAACTATAACTTCGCTTAATCGAACCGTCTGGTTCTCTTATGATAACTCCTTGGTATCCTGCGTTACAATTCCAGCCTTTGAATTTGTTAAAGTTAAACGCATTAAAACGTTCTGCTTGATCCATGTACCATTTCTTGCCTTTGCTATCTTCAAACTCAACTTGAAAATGTTGTGGTACAGTGCCGTTGTCTAATTTCATTTCCGGTAAGGGTTTCCAATTCGGCTTCGGTCTTATTACATATTTATTTTTTTGTTCTGTATAAGCACGTTGTGGCATATCATTATACAGTTTTTGCTTCATTTCTTCTGTATATCCATCTACAACTCTACTCGCCGTAGGATCACTCATAGGCTTTAGTGTTACGTTAATGTTTTGGTTATGAAAGAACAATGCATTTTCATAATACTGATCAAATAACTGTGGTACCATAACCATATTAATTGTAACTTGTACATCATGTTCTTGACATAGTATTAACTTGTCTGCCAATTGTTGCATTTTTTCTTTATTGTTAACGTGTTCAACGTGTAAACTACAAGTGATACTAGCCCTGTGAAACTTACTTGCGTAATCAACATATGTTTGAAACCATTTCATGTTTCGACTACAGTTGCTAGTCATATGTACACTTGTATAATTCGTATTTTGTGCATCATCAGATAAATGTTTCATTATATCTAAATAGCCTGGGTGGAAAGTTGGTTCTCCTCCACTTAAACTAAAGTGAAAACTGTTAAAGTTATTTTCTCTAGCCTGTCTTTTAATCTCATCTATTGTTTTTAAACAAAGTTCTAAAGGTCTATGATCTTTTCTGTCACTACGAGCATAGGGCCAACAATAACTACATTTATAATTACAGAATCTTCCTAGTAGCCAACTTACTGTAAATATATCCCTATGTATTAAAGTACGTTGTCCTACACTAACTAAATCATTGTAGGGTATAGCACTAAAATCATATTCACTAGTTTTTAAATCAGTCATTTAAAAGTCCAAAAGTTTAACACTGGCTAACATTAAAGCACCTGTTATAGTTGCACTACCTAGTAAAGCAAACCAAAAGTTGTAGTTATAAAGTGCAACAAAGATAGGAAAGAATACTAAACTTATTGCTACAAAGTAAACAGTTTGATATGAGAATGTTCTAAACGTTTGATAGTCAACGCCACTATAATGCATAATACTTAATGTAATAATACTTACTAAAGGTATGCCCATTATAAATGCACCAGCAGTTGGGTTCTTCTGTGCCAACGTACTAACTATTCCAATTATTAGTCCACCTATTATAGATTTAATTAAAATATCAATCATCTAATCTACTCTTGTTTAAATTCTTAATCATTACTTTGTTGTTAGCAGTACTAAAGCCACTCTTTTTACTTGTTTCTAAAAAAGGTTTATCACACATTTGTTTACAAGTATCCATAGGTGCTTCTGTAAAACTTTGTTCAATCATATAACTTGCTTCACTACGATTAATTTCATCCATAGTTCCTTTTGTTATATGTAATTGTTCTATCTTCTCTCCTAGTAATTGTTTTAAATCATACCAGGGTTGTTCTCCTCCAAAGTGACAACAAGGTCCAACGTATCCATCTACTCTTAGGATAGGAACTTGGTCATCTCTATATTTGCATTTAGGATAGATAATCATTTACTTCTTTCTTAATTATATCCCACCCTTTACTTTTTAAAATCATATGCTTTGGCGTTCTACCATCACCAACAAAAATACGCAAAGTATTAGCCTTTAGTTCTTGTGCTAGTTTGCAAACTTCGATAGTTTGATGATAGTTGTGTTCAAATATAATGTGTCTAACATCTACTTCGGCATCACTATCAATTTCATCTATACTATGTTTTAATGTTTTAATGCCTTCTATAATTGTTTTCCATTTAGAATTTATTCTATAAATTTTGTTTGTATCTTCTAAACCATCTATAGCAAACTCAACTCTGTCTCTGCCTTTTAATAGTTTACCTAGTTTATACCACCAGTCTTTAGAACGACCACTTCCGTTTGTATGTAAATTAATCCAAGGACGTTTCTCTAAAGTATTTAAATATTCTAACTGTTCTAAGAACGATCCACTATATATAGGATCTCCTAGTGTAAGACTATAAGTTATTCTAAATATATTGTTCTCTGGTCGGACTAATAGTTTAAAGTCTTCTAATGACATATCCATAATTGGATACATTAAGTTACTTTTTCCTGCGTCAAACTTTTGTTTAATTTTTGTTCTAGCACAACCAGGACATAAGCAGTTACATCTAGTACTAGATTCTATTTGTATTCTAAATCCATTATCAATGTATACTGAATTGTTTAGACCTTTATATCCTTCTTTAATCATTAAACAAATCCTTGTATCTAGGAACAACTTTTGTGATATCTTGTTTCCTAGTTCTATCCAAATATTTTGTGAATTTGATGTATTCGTCTAATTGATCATAATCTTCTGATTTAGTAAATTGTAACACACTATCAAGGATTTTGCAAGCCTTTTCTGTTTGTAATTCAGTAAACTCACTAGCAAATATGGCTTTCCAATTATTATAAACTGCTTCTAAAGTTTCTTTTAAATGCGGAGGCAATATCTTTAAGTTCATTCTCTTTGGACCATGTGCAACATGATGAGTTATTACTGGTCTTTTCATTGTACTGTTAATCTTCTTCCAGCCACTTGATTTAACTTTCCATAACATAAACTCAGGCAAGTGCCAAACATTATTCACTGTAACAGTGTAGGCTATCCATGCCATTATGTTACTGTTTTCTTGTGCAAACTTATCTAGTTTATCTAAATTCTTCTTTGCCTGTTCCCACTTAATTGGATAACGTTGATACTCTAATACTTCTCCCATACCATCTATACTTGCACCAACTCTAACTTCTTTAAAATGCTTCCAGTACTCTAATACTTTGTCAGGTAAGTTTGTCATGTTAGTATTGTATTCAATTAATATGTTTTTAGCAACATCTTTCTTAACACACTTCTCTAGGAACTCGTAATGACGTTCAATCATCATAGGTTCACCGCCTGCCATATAAACGTGCTGAATTTTATCTAAATTCTTTTCAATATTATTCCAAAAACTTGTAGATCCGTGCCAACTATAATCTTTAGTTTCTAATCTACCTTTTTTATTACGATTTAACTTAACGTATCCATGTGTATCTTGAAAGCCTTCTTCTTTATGATAGTCAGTCCATTGTTCATACCAACTATGACTATCAGTAGGTCCACACATACGACACTGCAAATTGCATAAGTTACCAAATCTTAAATCGTAGTAATTTATTGGAGCACGTTCTGTATCAATAGTTCCATCGACTTTAGTAAGTGCTCGTGCTTCTTTTATATCAAGTTTACTCCAAGTTTGTAATTCATATTGACGTCTACTATTAAGTCCAACTTCTTCCTCTTGCTTACACCTCTTACACTCGTCACTCCATATACCTGCTAACATATTCTTACGAACAATTTTCATAAGGTCGGCATTACGGGCTCTAACTAAACTATCTCTTCCTGCATTATAAGGTGTGCCATCTTTATGTCTAACCACACCCTGGTTCTTTGTTACATTTGCTTGACAGCAAATACGAACATCACCATTGTTTCTTACTGCTTGGAAGTTCCAAGGAATAGGACAGTATGTTTTACTCATGCTTTACCCCATAATTCTGCTGAACATTTTTCAACACATCTTTTAATTCTTGGATTTGATTTGTCATTTATACTATTATCAAAACTTTCGTCGAGATCTTTCCAATATGGATGATCAAAAACTTCTTGTAGTGTATGTATATTTAAGTTATTCCAATCAATACCATATTTGTCAATGTAATATTGATACTCTTTATGTCTAAAGTTCTTTGCTCTACCATATTTTCCACCAATATGACAACACTGATATATTCTACCATCGTAATCTATTTGTATCATCTTACGTTTTTGCCACGGACAACGGACTGTACTTGTATCATAAAAGTTTTCAGTATCACTTACAATACTTTTTATATGATTTTCTAAAACATTTCTTGTAGCCTTATCCATTGAGTCTATTTCAATATGTTCTTTTTTCTTTGTTGCTTGTCCGGTTACTTTGTAAGATTTATTATCTAAAGTTTCTTCAATTACTCTTGTTTTATTTCTTGTTGCTTTTAAATAAAATCTCTTAAAGCCTAATTCTTTTGCTATCTGTCTTGCTTGTTCAACTTGATGTGTGTTGTGGTCAAATTCTAAAAACTTCCATGTAGCAACACCTCCGCCATCTATAAATGCTTTTGCATTATCTATAATTTTATTGTAATCTAAGTTACGTCTGTATATTCCGTGTGTTTCAAAGTCTACTCCGTCTATACCAAACTTAATATGCTCGGGTCTCTTTTTAAGATGTGTGGATAATAACTTTCCTAACTTATACCACCAGTCTGTATCATTATAAGATCCGTTAGAGTTAATCTCAATACCAGTTCCTGGAAACTCATTACAATAGTATTCCATAAACTCGTAACTCTGCGGATGTATTAAACTATCACCAAAGTTACCATCTAGTTCTAACTTCTTAAAGTTAGGTAATGTCTTTTTGTTAAGTATACTTTTAAATAACTCGAAGCTCATGTTTCCTGCTTTACCAAACTCTACATATGGATTAAGTTTTACTCCGTCAATGTTTCTAGCACAATCTAAACACATAGCATTACAATTACTTGTAATTTCTAATTGTATTGATTCTAAATCTTCTAATTTAATCATTACTAATACCTAAGTGTTTTTTAATATGAACTGCAAGTTCAGGATAAACTTCTTCAAAGTTTTCTCCTCTACTCTTATCAAGTATTTGTGTACGTCTCCACATCTCTGGCATATGTTCTGTTGTACTGCTACCATGCATAAAATTTAACATTGAATCTAATTGTTTCTCTGTTACATCATATAGTCCATCAATGCCATGATCCCAATCTCTTATAATTTGTCCATGATGTCTCATTTTATAATTAGTATTAGACATTTTATAGTCTTTAGGTTTACTATTACACCAATCAGTAAACCAACCGTTTTTCCAGTTGTTAATATGATTTGTAACATATTCTTTAGCACTATCAGGTAAACTAGTTACACAATAATACGCAGGATTATGTACAGGGTGATATGTAAAGAAAGCACTTTGACTGTACCTATTAAACTTAACGAAGTCTTGTTCTAAACAGTATTCAATTAAGTCTGTTACACTTAACACATTTAATATCTGCCAAGTATATGTTAACCAACAAGTTACATTGTCTTCTGTTTGTGTATCTAATTTCTTTATGTTATCTTTTACTTGACTCCACTTGCTTGGATACCTAACATAGTCATTAACTTTGTCAATACCGTCTACACTTCCGCCAATATTAACTTGTTTAAACTCTTTCCATTGATCCAATGCACGTTGTGGAATACTAGTAAAGTTTGTATTGTAATCTACTTCTAGGTCTTTTGCAGTTCCATTATCAATATACTTTTGCAATAGTTCATATTGTTGTTTAATGATTAACGGTTCTCCTCCACTCATGTATATTTGTTTTAAATGAGGAGCATCTTTCTGTAGTATGTTTGCAACATCTACTCTATCAGACCAACCATAAGGACTTTTTCCAACTATCTGAGCACGATTGCCTTTCATCTCTAAATTAACTGTATGATCATATGCTTTAAATTTATTATACCCACTTGTCTTAACCCATTCAGTGTACCATTGATGACTTTCAGTAGGCCCACACATTCTACATTTTAAGTTACAAGTATTGTCTAGTCTTAAATCTAAATCTAATAGCGGATATTCTTCTGTGTCTATACTTCCATCTTCGTTAGTGTTTTCTATTGCATCATCAATATCAAACTCTTGCCAATACTTTTTTAAGTCCAGCCAACGTCTACTACTAGAACCAGCATCATCTTCCTTGTTACATCTGACACAATGTTCACTTCTTTTACCGGCAATCATATCGCGACGTGTTTCTTTCATTACTTCACTGTTGCGACTGTCGGCAATACTTGTATCTTCAATACGCATAGTAACACCATCAGTACCTTTGCATTGTCCTCTGATATTATCTTTTCTATTAGCCGCGGCTTGAACACACATACGATAGTCACCGTTGTTATTAACTCCTAGACTAACCCAGGGTATAGGACAAAAGCCTGAACAGCCTTTATCTTTTATACTCTGCTGATACTCTTCTGGATCTTTATAATGTGTTCTGTCGAAGTGTTTCATAATGTTCGCTTATATCATTAATATTTGTTTTTCTAATTCTATCTAATTTGTCGTTGTAGTCAAAGAAACTCTTTGTTGCAGTATTATTACGTTGTGGTAGTTGTGTATAATGTATTAACTGTTGAACTACTGTATGGTGTTGTGGTAATGTTTTTAACTTATCTAAAACAATTTGTTTAAATTGATCAGGCATATTAAATACTTGTGATCCTTTAGGGTGTGTGCAATTTATTATTTGTATACGGTCTTGTTCTGTTTGTCCTGATATCTTGTTAGACATTTGTATTAACTCTGGTAACCATTTATCGACTGTAAAACAATTCCAAACACTAAACACTACATTAAATCCTGTTCTATATAAGTTTGTAATTTCTCCAACATTTAGTATATTCTTTTTAACTGATTCCCATTTAGCAGGAGTTCTAATATACTCGTATGTTTCTCCAGTTCCATCACAACTAAATGTTACTCCAACTCTTTTAAACTTTTTAATTAAGTTGAGCCAGCGTTTGTTCTGGTTGGTAGCGTTTGTCGTATACCTTAATGTTATATTCTTTGCATACCCTTTGTCTATTACAAATTCTAATAAGTCATATATTTGTGGATCAATAGTAGGTTCGCCACCTAATACTTTTAGTAATTCTAAATGCTCAAAACGTTTTTCGTCTTTAATTAACTGCCCAACTGCAACATCCATCATATCAAATACTTTAGTACTTGCATATTCTTTTAGTTCTGGGTTATCATTTAATTCTTTCTCTAGTACACTGCTAAACATTGGTGTACACATTCTACATTTAAGATTACACAAATTACCTGGTCTATAATCTAAATACTTTATTTGAAAGTCTTGATCGTCTTTAATATCTTCTAGTTTAAACTGTCTATTAAAGGATTGACGTTGACTTTCCATTCCTCTTTCTTCATCTATCTCACAGGTTTTACAACCTTCGTGCCACTTACCTTGAAACATATCAGACTTTAGTTCTTGATAAACATCACTAGCAAGATATTCTTCAACACTGCCTAGTCCTACTCTTTTCGTCATGTCTACGGGTTTGAAGTCACAACAAACTCTATACTCATTTGTCATGTCATTATAATACAGACTTCGCCACAATGCACTACAACTAGTTTTTGTTTTATGCATTAGAAACTTCTCTTAATTGTTTATACTCTGGACTTAATGTCTCTATATTAGTTCTTCTTAATCTATCTAGTATATCGTTATGTTTAAAAAATCTAATTGCGTGTCCACTTGGAGATCCAACTGCTGGAAGTTCTGTGTAAGTTCTTATAGAATGAGTTACTTCGTCTTCAAACCCAAGTGCATCAATTTTATCTAAGATTACTTGTTTTAATTCATCTGGTAAGTTAGATACTTTTTGATGAGCAGGTGTTGTGCAATTAATTACATTAAATTCATAGTTAATACCTTGATCTTTTATTTCTCTTCTAATTTGCTTTAACTCAGGTAGCCACTGATCAACTGTAAAACAATTATAAACACTATACACTATGTTAGATCCCATTGCTCTAATATTATTATACATCTCTGGACAACGCAAAGTATTCTCTTTAATCTTACTCCAATTAGCACCTGTTCTAATATAATCGTATGTTGGTCCAGTGCCATCTAAACTAATTTGTATCTTACAAGTTTTAAATTGATTAACTGCTTCTACCCAACGTTTATTCATGTTAGTTGCATTAGTTGTGAAACGCAAATTAATATCCTTTGCGTAACCGTTTCCTACAGTCCATTCTAATAGTTTCGTAACCTGTGGATCAATAGTAGGTTCGCCGCCAAGTATCTTTAATACTTCTAAATTTTCAAATGTTTCTTTGTTACATATATTAGGCAATAGATCATCATTAACTGGATAATGTTTTTTACCCATGAACTCTTTAAGTTCTTCATTCTCTTGCGTTTCTTTATCAATTAAACTACTATTACTAGGGTGACACATTCTACATTTTAAGTTACATAAGTTACCAGGTCTATAATCCAGCCACTTTAACTTAAACTGTCCAGTATCAAAACCTTTAGCAATATCTTTTTCAAAGTAATGATTAAATGTAGTTCTGTCACTAATCATTTTATTTTCTTCACGACTTTGACAGTCTGCACATCCGCTATGCCACTCGCCTTTAAGCATCTTATCTCTAACATCTTGTACTAGTGGACTATTATAATAATCCTGAGGGCTTTCAGCCTCCATCCATGGATCAAATACGCAACACATTTTGTATTTCTTTAAACTATCTTTGTAATACGTTGCGTACCAAGGAGCCGCACAAAATGTATTTGTAGGAAGTGTCATGATTTTATTACCTTAATAACATCATCAAAGTTTGGACGATTATAAACTTTTTCAACGTTTGTAGGTTTAAACGGAATTGATTTTGTTTTATCTATTCTAGGATCAAGGTACTCATGTTTTACATTAGCATCTTTTCCATACCCAACTCCCATTATAAATCTAAAGTCTAAGTTTCTAACATCACTATCAATATCAAATATCTCTTCTGCTCTTTCATAATTTCTTTGTATGTTTTGACACATACCAGTTTGTATTCCTCTGTTAGCCATTGCTAACATTATGTAAGTAGACATAATACCTATTTCAATATTTTCTGTTTGCACTTGTCCTTTTTCATTAATAAAATGTTTACCTTGCTTTTCTTGTCTTAATCTTTTACCTGTTTCTGGGTTATCTAAATAGTCTTGTCCTCTTGTTGACTCTGTTTCGTATCTCGACTCTAAGTCTGCTACCCATCTAGAACAAAAACCAATAAGCCACGGAGCAAGTACTTGAGGATTACCTCTATCTTCTTCGTCTGTTACATGGTCATTACGTTTACAAATAGTCATTATTTCTTTTCTTATCTCAGGATCATTATTCCTTAACAGTCTTACTTGATAAGGAAACTGTAAATTTTTAGATGGTATATGTGCAAATACTTCTTGCAGAACATCTACAAGTTCTTCTTGTGTTGGTACACTATCTTCTTCCCAAGCAAACGTTGTGTGTCTGTTGTTTATTATATCAAGCCATTCCATTACCAATACCTCTGTAGTTGTGGCACAAAATCTAACACATTTGTATTCCTAATTTTATCTAATGCTTTTGTATGTCTTACATACCTTGCCTTTTCGTACTCTACATCTAGTTTTTGATTTAATTCTGTTTTTAAAACTTTTAATTTCTTTTCAATATCGGTATTGTTAGCATAACGTTTAAGTAATATGTCTAACTTGCTTTGAATAAGTTGTTTATGATCTTCATCTAACCAACCAACACACAAATACATAGGATCAACTAACGGCAGTAAGTTAATTCCTTTAAACTTATCCCCGCCTGCTTCTTTGCCTATTTCATATAATTCACTATACCATTCGTCAACATTGAAAGCATTAGTAACTTGCATAACTGCATTAATGCCTTGCCATTGTAAATTCTTTATTTTAAATATGTCTTTAAAGTTTGTGATACACTTGTCGTACTTTGAATTTGTTCTTAAGTATTCATTTAACGATCCACTTGCATCAAAACTTGTATTAATTGTTAATAGTTTAAATGATTCTAGTAATAACTGTAGTTTATGTGGACTAACTGTTCCATTAGTAAGTAAATGTAAGTTTATATCTTTTGCATAACCTGTATCTGCCACACGTTGTAACATTTTAATAACACGTTTATCTACTAGTGTCTCTCCGCCAGACATTTTTAACCATCTAACATTTGTTAAATCAAATCCACTTACAATATCAAAGTCATCACTTTCCCAGTCAATACTATTAACAATGTCCATTGACTTTTTGTTTTGTGTAATGGTATCCCAATACCATTCTTTGCCTTGTATCTCTGGATTTGCTAAAACTTCTTTTTCAATCTTATCACTCCAAACAGTATTACAACTTCTGCATTTTAAATTGCATAGTTTACCAGGACGTAAATCAATATCTAATGGCTTATTATGTCTGTTACCGTTTATAATATCTAACTCAAGTTCTTCGTAGTCTAGTTTATTTTCATAACGTTTAAGTAATTGCACACGTTGACTTTCAGCGATGTTGCCTTTTTCTTCGTGTTCTTTGCAATACCAACAAGCATCAGGAAACTCTCCTTGCATAAAAGACTTTCTTGTGTCTTGCATAAACTCTCCATTCCAAAAATTTTGAAATGTTTCTTGCAAAGGTTTTGAATTATCAAACCTGCCCACAATATCACTCATACAACAAAGTTTATGAGCTCTGTTATTTGCATTGATATATCCATGTACGAAAGGTGCTGGACAGAACTTGTCTTTTAATTTAGCCATCAATTGATCCACATTTTGAAATGCATCTACTTATTCTTGGGTTCTCAGAAGCATCTGTTTTGTTATTAAAACTGTCAGTCAAATCATGTTGGAAATATTGATGATTTAGTATGTCCATTATGTTATGTTCGTCTAAACTGTTCCAGTTACTACTGTATTTATTTGTATAGTACTCATATTCTTTGTATATTTTACTGCCCGGTTGCTGATAATTGTAGTATCCTGGTAAATGACAACACTGGTATATTCTGCCACTATGCTCTACTTGAAATCCGTAGTTCTTCTCTCTACGGAATCTACATTTAATAACTGATTCATTAGCAAAATCTTTTACACTAGCAATTTCTTTCTGTGCTTGTTTTACAATGTCTTTACTAATTGTACTGTTAACATTTTTACTTGTAGCAGTAACTCCTTTGTCTAAGTCTTGCAAACCCATTGCCTGTCTTATGATGCTATGTCTTACTCTAGTGTTTTTATAGATAAACGCACTGAAGCCCATTTCTTTACTCATGCGTTTAGCATCTTCAAGTTGATGATCATTATAATCAAAGCCAATCCACTTCCATTCTGCATTGCCACCATTTTCAATAAATGTTTTAGCATTAGCAAAGACTTTATCTAAATTAACTCTTACTCTATACCTGGCGTGCATCTCCGGATCTATTCCATCAATGCCAAATGTAATACAACTTGTATCATGAAAACGTTTCATCAGTTGTCCTAAGTCTTTCCAAAACTCTGGGGTCTTATACCCTCCATTACTATCAATATATAACTTAATATTAGACGCATCTTGCGTGTCCGCAATATACTCTAATAGTTCTAAACTTTTAGGATGATACATACTGTCACCATAGTTACCATCAATGTTTATTTTTCTTAGGTTGGGCCATTTAATACCAAACAAATTCTTCATATGATCCATTGTTATCTGTCTACTGCCGTGTGGAGTTATACCACTGTTGACAAAATGTTGTGTTCTAGCACAGGCAGGACATCTGGCATTACAAGCCGATGTAAACTCTATCATCATATAATTAATTTTGTCTATATCTAACATTCTTGTATCACAAGTTGCCTTTTTTAATTTCTTTAAGTGCTTGTCTAATTCCAACTTTATAATAACGTTGGTCAATTAAAAAGTCTTTGTGCCAATCCTCATCTCCTTCTGCTAGTGCAATATGCATACAGTTTGTTGGCATAATATTCAATTTACGACATAGTTGTACTTGAAAGTCTCTGTAATTCTTTACTTGCCAGTCACTAGGTATATGTTTCATAACATGAATACCTACTTGAGCCGCACCTAATACTAAATGATTATAATTATTTTGTTGTCTAATTGGTAAATTATCTTCGTAATTACTGTAACGTACACCACTTCTAATATTACCTGTACCTGTACTTTTAGTTAAACTAAAACAAACTTCTGTTATAGCAGGGTGTCCTAATTCAATATGTAGATCCATACAAGTACCATACCATGCACAATCAACTAACACAGGAACTTTTAATCTCCAACAGTCATCTAATATAGCATGATACCCAGTAGGCATAGCACCATTCCCACAAAAAGGTAAACTCATTATTACCCAATCATTTTCTTTTATTGGATTTTTGTTATCTAATTGACTTAATTCAATATTATCCTTGTCTACACTATCTAAATATTGATAATCAGTAACAATTCTTTTATGGTACGCATACTCGCCACGCAAAACTCTTAGATTTCTATCTTTATATCTATAATATGCTTCATCAAATGCTTGAGTAGTTCCATTAATTAAATCACAGTGTTTATATTGATTTAATCCTGTTACTGTATTAAAATCATTATCATGTATCCATTCTGTAATACGTTCTTTATATTCGTCAGCAACTTCAAAGTATCCAGGTTTATCTAACCAATCATACCACGGAGCATCTCTTAATGTTGTTTGAAAAAAGTAATCGTAAATTGCATTGTGTTTTTTAGAACTAATTAAATCTTTTTCTATTAATTCTGACGCAAACTTATTAGTTCTGGAAACGTATCCGTCCATGAAGTACCTCTTATCCTATCCATTTTATCTAAATACTCTACTAGTAATGGAATATTCTTTGCTGGTTTATCTAATGCACTTATAAGAGCATCAAACTTTTTATATCTATCTGTAACTTGTTTACCAAGTTCCATTCTTAATTGCATTATATCTTGTTGTGCTTTTTGTTTTATTTCTTTATTTAAATTATTAATACCCAAAAAGTTAGGTGTCCATAGGAAATGCATACCTATAGTTCCACCAAATCTTCTTTTATTTAATTTTTTAAAGCCTTGATCCATTTTCCAACGAACAAATTCAGGAATATGGCTAACATTTAAAGCACTAACTGTACAGTCAATATCCACTGTTACATTATCAGGCATATCATCCCAATACTTTAATACATTTAATTCTTTTTCCCATGTGCCAGGATAACGAATATATGTATAACGTTGCTCTATACCGTCCATGCTTAAATGAACTAAACAGTGTTTAAATGATTTATATAATTCTTTTAATTCATTATCCAATGTTTGTCCATTGGTATTAAATCTTAATTCAATGTCTTTAGCATAATTATTATCCACGCAGTACTGTAAAAATACTTTAAATTCTTTATTAATAGTAGGCTCACCGCCAATAATATAGATATGTTTTAAATTATGCAGTTGCTCATAGATATCATTCCAATATGTTTTATTATTTTTCCACCAATTATATCCACCTGCTTCTGATTTATTCCAATGTATTTCATTTTTTAATTCGTCACTGCCTGCACTAATTAATTTATTATAGTCTGGTATCCATTGTGTACTGTCTGCAGGGTTACACATTACACAGGCTAGGTCACATTTATTACCTAATTTCATATCAACATAGTTAATACCATATTTAATACTACCATCACTGCTGACTTTATTCAATAAATCGCCTACATTAATTCTATTTTCCCACTCTTCATTTTCCCATACACGTTTACTTCTATATCCTAGTGACTCTTCTTTATAACAGGTTAAACAAGCACGTGGCTTTTTATTAGCCAACATATCTGTTCTTATTGTACGCATAAAGTCAGTGTTCCAATAGTCTTCTGCTTTATCTACTTTTAAATTAACAAATTCGCCTGTGTCTTTGCGATTAGTACCTGGACGTCTATTCTTGGGGTCACTGCTACTGTTAGCATGACAGCATATCTGCATACTTCCATCAGTTCTTGTGCTTAAATGAATAAAAGGCAGTACACAAAAGCCTTTTAATTGCTTATGATTCGTCGTCTTCATCTATAGTTTCAATATCTAATATTGATTGATCTAATCCTTCTACAGCCTTGTTACTGCCAGGACCAATGCCTGTTCCGCCTTGATGTTTATAACGTCCTGTTTTTTGATCTTTAGGTGCTTCTACTAGTTGTCCATCTTTAGTAATACCTGTATCATGTATTTCGCTGATGTCTTTATACTCACCAGTTTTTAAATTCTGTTCATTACGTCTCATACTTTCAAATATACCATCACCTAGCTCTGTATGACACATTTGTTTACATTTAGCAGGTTGCATTTCACTACTATGTTTCCAGTCTTCTTCCAGCAAATACTCATAAAAAGGATGTTCTAGTATGCTTCTAACAGGGTTATCATCATCTGCAAAGTTATATAAACTGTTCCATTGATCATCTATACCATACTTCTTATAACTAGGCAAGGGCCAATGCGTGTCCTTGTTTTCATAAAATTCTATTCCACCTAACCAATTGCAGGGCCATACTTTACCTGTAGCATCAACATATATACGTGGATCACCTATATTCTGACATATAATGTTTTGTTTAGTGTTCCAAAACTTTTTAGCAGTCTTGCTTGTACGTTCGTGTATGCCTTTAATCTTTTCTCTATAAGGATGTTGGTTCGCTGGATTAACACTTACATTAACGGGCGAAAGTTCGGTGCCACCTTGTTTAGCGGCTCGGCTCGAAGAGACGCCTGAAGTGTCGGTAAGCTCAAATTTCATACTAACGTCTTTTCGCATTTCTTCCTGCTTTAAACTACGGTCTTTAAGCATTTCAAACTCGGCATCTTCAGCCAGTTTCTCTGCTTCACGTTTGCTCATGCGTATGGGGTTATATCTAAAGGATACCTTTTCAATAAACTCACTAAAGCCTATGTCTTTGGCAAATGCTTTGGCCTCTTCTAATTGGTGTTCATTATGGTTCATCATTATCCATTGCCAACGTGCTCTACCTCCTGCATTAATAAACGCAGTAACGTTTTCTACAATACGATCCCACTTTGCTCCCACACGATATAAATGGTTAGTATCAGCCAGTCCGTCAATGCTAAAGGTAACTCTACCGCCGTAGTAATTAACTATATTGTCACGGCTTCCACCTTCGCCATTGATTATTGTGGCTAGTTCTGCCCACCATTCTGGACTTCTTGATGCTCCGTTACTTGATATTGATACGTTCTTTGTACCGTTCTCTCTAAAGTAACGTAGTATGTCTAGTGTTTCAGGGTGTGCAGTTGGATCACCATAGTTACCGCAACTTAAAAAGTAGTGCAGTTGACTACAAAATTCGGGTGGGAAAAACTTTTTGATGTCTTTAAGCATAACAAGTTTCTTGCCTGCTTTTTCTAGTTCTGGATTAAATGTACGTCCACAACCTCCACAGTATAAAAAACAAGTGTTATTGAATTCCAATTCTAAACGTTTAACACGTTCATATTGAAACATGGTGTAGCCTTCATTGTCTTTCCACTTTGACTCTTTACGTTCAGTCAGTAGTTGCGGATTTAAAGGTTCTAAAGGGTTAGTATCAAATACTTGTTTATCGTAGGGATTATTTAAGTCTATGCTCATGTGTTCTCTTTTATTGACGGTAATAAGTTGCGTACTCTTTATAACAGTTATTTACTCTATAGCACGTTATCTATGCTAGTAGAGGATTGATTTAATTTAATTCATTTAATACACTGTATGCTGATGAGCAGTGAACTACTGCATACTAGTATTTATCGTTATATTATACACTGAATCTACAGTGAATGCAAGTGTATTCATTTAAATTGATTTAAAAGTGAATGTGTGCAAGGGTGCAGAATTTTTCTTAATGGTCGGTTGCCGTCGCTCACGCCTCTCTTTTTTGTCGCTCGTATACAGTGCGTTCCTACCTTTAAATAGTCTTACGGGCCGATTCACTTATAAAGTCCACCGTACGGGGCTCTAAATAGTCTTTATAGTGTTGTTTGCGTAAGGTATCTACTCCTTGTACACTTAACACCATGTCTTTTAATCGCTCTAGTGATACTTCACCATATTTCTTTTTATCTGTAATTAATCTTTTTAAATAGTTTACTAGTATCTCACTTGAACCTTCTACCAATTTAATTGATTTAACACTTCTCTCCAGTATGTTAAGTGGGACTATGTCTAAACTATTGTATATACCATCAGGGTGTAGCACGTTATTCATATATAGATCATACTTGCCTACCCTTGTTTGTAGTTTATAAAGGTTCTCTATGTTAAACATCTGCGGTACACAAGTATACTTCCATACTACTCGCTCATTCTTCGCTCCATAACGGTGCTCTAACATCTCTATACGTTCCTCAAACTTGTCCCATGTAAAGGGATACCGTATATAATCGTATGTCTTACCGTAACCATCTACACTTATATTAAAGCTCACGTGTTTAAACTGTTCAATATGATCTAAAAATGTGGGAGTGAACTTGGTAGCATTAGTTGTTATTTGTAATTCAATGTTATCAGCATAGCCATTGTCTATAGCATAGTCTAATAGTCTCAATACTTCCGGCTGTAGTGTAGGTTCACCGCCGGTTATTTTCATTACTTTAATTTGTTTTACTAGTTGCTTAATGTCTTCATTGGTACTGTGTGGTAATCCACTTATATACTTGTCCGTAACTTGAGCTCTTCTCCTAGGGCCGAAGGCATTACTGTAGTTAATAGGTACAGGTAGACCCAGTTGTTCTAGTTGTACTATGTCACTGCCTATAAGGTTACTGTCACTAGGGCCACACATACGACACTTGAGGTTACATTGATTGGTTAACTTAAGGTCCAAGTATACTATGCCGGGTTCTTCTGGTAACAAGTCTTGGTACTTACTGTTCATTCTTGAACGTATGCTACTGCCACTCCTTGCTTCATCTCTCCAACAACGTCCACACATGGGATTCTTCACACCGTTATTCAAGTCATCACGCAGTGTATTCATATAAGGACTTACAAACCATTCACTTAATGTATAACCATTACGTCTTATGCTTACACTATCCGCGGCTCTGGCTTTGTTTGTGTCACTAGCGTCGAACTTATACCATGTACTCTTGTCTAAAGGGTTGCTGGTATGCACAGGTTGATCATTACCCATGGCATTACAACAGGGTTTGAAGGTTCCATTAGCAGATGTATGCGAATGAATCCACGGTAATACGCAGAATGTAGAGCTTTTTGTATTCGGTTTCATATAGTCACTCGGGTGCTTATTGTTATTATACACTGATTAGGTGATTTGTCAACCTATTACTGTTGATATTATTGGCAAAAAACCGGTTGACAAAGTGATAAAAACCTGTTATAATATGTATATTATATAATGAGAAGTCTAGGATACTATTCAGCATCCACATCTCCCTCTAGTTCTTTGTAACCAGAGTCATCATCTACACGTTTTTCCACTGTATCATTGAACAAAGCCGCGGCAATAAAGCCACTAGCCGCCAACATGGGCACAACATATATCATTTTATCAGTTAGATAAGCAGTAATATAGGTAGGTACTAGTATAATCGCCGCTTTAATTAACCCTTGTTTAATGTTTTTCCAGTACATATAGTATTTATTTCGGTTGACAAAGTGTGTATGTGTGCTATTATATATGTATAAGTTAATTAATAGGAGGCTTACATGGGACTAGAGACTAAGAGCATACAAGCAATTAACACTGCATTCATTGAACAGGACCTTACTGCACCTAGTATGCATTGGGAACATGGTACACTATGGGTAGATACCAATAGTGAGGAGGACATGAACCTAGTAGCAGATACACTAGAGAACAATGTATTAAGTTCAGACTATACTACTAGCATGAACTGTCTTAAAGCAACAGAGACTGAGCCCTGGGATCAATGGGCAGTTGATATAGTACAAGCATAGTATACCCACAGTAAGAGCTAATAGGGGGGTTATACGAACTGTATACACTATATCCATATATACTCTGAATCTAAAAAAACTTTCTGAAATCTGACCCCAGGGGGCTACGTTTTGGCCCCACCTTGATTCCTTACCCTGGCGCAATCAAATCGGCTGTCAATTTTTTTGAGGTTTTAGCAACACCTTTTCACACCTTTAAATCCTGTACTATAGTAACAACCGTTACTAGTGTATTCAATGCTTGACAGACAGTGTATATGTGCTATAGTAAGTTATAGTTAACTACAGGAGACACTATGAACATAACACCTAAACAACGTAGAGTCATGCTACTACACAATGTAATGTGGCCCATTGAAACTGCATATGAGATTAAACGTTTAGAATCACAATCAACACTGTCAAGCAAAGACAAACTATACTTGGATAAACTGTATTCCAAACAAAGTCAAATTAACTTTTGGGATATGATGTCTAAATCAAAGGCTAGAGCATAAGTACTAAACAAATGGCGCTACATAATAAACGCAATTTGAAACAGTCTAGCGAATATACTTCATATCAAAAGAACAATCCTTTAACAAAGTATGTTGAACGGGTATGTGGAATTAACTGTACTAGTACTAAACAAAATCAAAAACTTCGTCGTAAGAAATACCAGGGCAAATAAAAATTTTTGCTACAGATTTTTTTTGGGTTTTTGCTAGAGTTTATCCGAAGTCAAGTTCTAACTGTTCAGGGTATATGATCCCTAGGATAAAGTTATCTGCACAACTGTAAGCATACCACTTACTGTGTCCAGGAAGACTTCTTGCTTCAATTAACTTGTTGTCGATATACATATTAACTGTGTATACATCATCTTTCAATTCAATTTGTGTTGTTCTCGTCATTGTATTTTCCTTTTTGTCCAAGTCCCATTACAAGATTCAAGTTTTGCTTATAGCTCATACCGTTACCAGTGTCCATTAATGCTATTAAACAACAGATAGGCAGGGCCAGTAGTGTAAGCAACCCATTAAATAATTTAGAAAGCATATTAATACTTACCTAAAAATTGGCTTTACCGACGTCTTCGTCAGACAGACCAGCAGTATCCCCTGGGCCAAAAGGTACAACTTCACCTTTGTTGTTGTGTACCACTGCTCTACTTCCCCACATACCTTTACGAGTAAGGTTAGTACTGTATACATATGCTTGTTCGGGTGTAGCAAATGTCATTATTTGATTGTCTACATCTGTGTAATAGAACCATGTGGCTCCATCAAAGCTCGGCATATACAATTTATAATACATATTAACAAGGCTGTCTTACTATACAGTAGTTGTCTACTGTGGTTAACACCTTTGCACCTTTAACTAGTTCACAAACTGTAAGGTGTACTTGTACAGTTCGCTTGTTCTTTTGTAGATGTTTCATTCTAGCAACTACTTCCTGTCCTACAAAACATCCTTTGGTATAGTTAACAAGACTGTCATCTACTTCATTTGGATATAAACTAGGTTGAACTAGAAAGTTAGTATCAATTTTACCCTTGGCTAGTAGTTCAACAAAGTAACGTTGGTCATAGTATACATCATCTGTACTCAACGGAGTTACTGTAACACCACTTAGGTTTGCATACATTGTTAAAAACTTACTTAAATCACTTTGGTCGTTTGTGCATAGTACAGTATAACTGTCGCCCTTGTCTTCAATTGTTATTTGATGTTTTATTTTACCCTGTGGTGTAAGTATATAAGTTTCTAATACACCGTCAATACTATTAATGTCATTGGTAATTAAACCTTGTAGGAATTGTGTTAGATTCTCACCTTCAAGTTTGAGTTTAACAGTGTATACATCTCCAAAGTTAACTAGCATTCTAACAGTTCCTTAAACCTAGGATCTAGTTCTAGTATGTTTGTTTTTTTGTGCTTGTCCATTTGCAGTGTCCATTGTTTAAACTTTTGTTGTTCACTTAAACTATAAGGTTCATAACTACTGGCTATCTGTTTCATATCTCTTACAATCTGTAGTTGTTCACTGTTAGTACAAGTGACGCTATCCAAGTCTTGGATTATACTTGATCTCAAGTGTGTGGGTACACTTGCCCAGTTAGTATGATGTGGACTTACAGGTAGTATATCTATCTGTGTAGTTCTTACTGTTACTTGATTGTAGAATAAGTCAAACAGTTCGGGTAACCAAGTCTTTACAGTAAATGCACTAGTAGGTTGCCATACCATGTTAACACTTAATTTAAATTTTTTATTGCCTGTGTATCTTTTGCTAAAGTCTAGTATATGATTCTTTACACTGTTCCATTTAGCAGGTTGTCTTATATATTCGTATGTTGGGCCTGTAGCATCTAAACTAGCACCTATCTTTACTGTCTTAAATTGTTCTAACAGTTCGTATGTTCTGTTCATGTTAGTAAAGTTAGTAGTCATACGCAAGTCGATGTTCTCTGCGTATCCATTATCAATACAGTACTTGAATACTTCGTGTACTCTTTTGTTAATAGTAGGTTCTCCACCTAGTACTTTTAGTGCCACTGTTTGTTTATCCAGTGTGTTCATTAACTGTTGATCCATACCTTCGTCTTTAGGCACAGGTGTAACTCCGCCAAACACGTCTGGATACTTGCTCCATAACTGTTCTACTAGGTTACTGCTTACAGGACTACACATTGTACACTGTAGATTACAAAGGTTATCTGGTCTATAGTCTATGCTAGTTGGTTTAGTTATGTCTTTGGGAATTGTTTGACTATCGAAACTGCGACTGTGAGGTTCAAGTCCTAGGCTATCTGCTCGAGCACAACTTTTACAAGCCACAGGATACTTTCTATCCAGCATCATTTGTCTTATTTGTTTACTGTAGTCACTGTTCCACCAGTCGTTAATACTAGTCTTTATAGGTTGTCGTTCCATATCACAACAGAACGCAACTTGTTTTGTATTGCTTGAGTAGTATAAATTGGTAAAAGGTGCGTTACATAAAGACATAGCACTACTTTACGTTGTCGAATATATGTGTCATGTCTGGAAATGCTTCTGCAAAGTTCTGTCCTCTGTGCATTTCTAATTTTTCAACCCACTCTTTCATCTCTGGTAAACGTTCACTCCAGTCTTCTGCGTTCATAAAGTTAACAATGTTCTCAAAACGTTTAACTCCGTATGTACTTGCTAACCAAGTGTCATAGTCTACGTCTGCTTGTTCAACTCCTGTGCATAGTTTCCAGTTCTCTTTTAACCAAGGAATAAAGTCTTCAGTGTATTTGCGTGTAACTTCCTTTTTAAATTCAGGAGGTAACACTTTAACATTTAGTTGAGGAGGCCAATAAGCAAAGTGCATATTAATTCCACCTGCTCCCAAGGGCCACATATTAATTTTTTTAAAGTTTTGTGTTAGTTTCCATTTAACAAACTCGGGTATGTAGTAGATATTAAGTGCTAGTATAGTTGTAGCCGTAGTAACTTCTACATTAGGTCCTGTGTTATCTAATAAATGAAACTGTTTCACTTGATGTTCCCATACACTTGGGTAACGAATATAATCATTTTGTTTGCCGTATGCATCTATACTGTAGTGAAAGCGAACACGTTTAAACTTATCCCATAAGTCAAACAGTCTTTGTGGCATTTCAACTCCATTACTATTGTAACGCAATTCAATCTTAGGTGCATATCCTCTGCGAACAACTTCTTCTAACAGTGTGTAGTGTTCTTCAATAACAGTACTTTCTCCACCTGCAAAGTATAACTGATACATATGTGGGATCTGTTCATATAACTCTTCCCAAAATTTTGGATTCTTCATATGCCAATTATATGTGGCACCATCTACTTGTCCTTTTTGATCCCACTGCATACTGTTTTTAAGTTTAGCATTCTCTAGTGTAGGATACATCTTCTTCCAATCTTTAACCCAACCACTTGAATCATGTGGACTACACATAACACAACCTAGTTGACACTTACTGCCCATACGCAAATCTATATAACGAATCTTAGGAGGTACACTGCCATCGGCTGTAGTCTCTGCAACTATCTCTTCTAAGTTAAATCTGTTTCCCCAGTACTCTGTCTCCCACATACGTTTACTGGCGTGTCCAGCCTCTTCTTCTTTATAACACTTTAAACAACTTGCAGGCTTTTCACCTTTAAGCATTTGTAGTCGTACACTTCGCATATAACTATTGTTCCATGCATCAGTTAAACCTGTAGTGTTAAAGTTAGCAGGCTTACCATCATCATTCTTTAGTACACCTACTTCACCGCCTCCAACCTTCTTACCTGAGTCTGCGTCCTGTACTGCACTTGCATTGGCTGTACAACATACTCTCATATGTCCGTTAGGTCTACTGCTTAAATGCATCCATGGTAGAGCACAAAATGTTTTACTTGGTAGTTTATGTTTCATCTTAATTCCGTATATGCCTTTTGTTGTGCATCTTTATTCATGCCTTTGCTCTTGTCACATACTTGCACACACTTTTTGCAAAGTTTGTATTCTTGTGGATTGACCCAACTGTTAGGCAAATACTCTTTAAAGTAATCGTGATCTAATAGTTGGTGTAACGTACTTGTTCTTAAACTGTTAAAGTCTTTACCATACTGCTTTTCAATGTCTGCCCAGAACCTTCTAAACGTGTGTCCTGTTAGTCCACCATGAAAGTGACAACAAGGCCAGAGTCTAGCAACTTCGTCTATGTACAAGTAACCTTTATCGATACTCTTACAGTTAATGTCATACGTTGCTTCTGCTAGTTCTTTCTCTTGATTGCCTGGTTTAGCAAATTTGATATACCAGTCTGTAACTTCTTTGTTACTGTACTTATCACTTGCTTTAAGGTTGAATTGCTTGTCTTGAGTTTGTTCTACTTTCTCACGACTTGGTGCATTCACCTTCTTCTTATAACTATCTACACTAACTGCTTCGCCTGTGTTTAATCTAAACCTGCTACTTACTAGTGTTGAGAATTCTGCAAAGCCCATGTCTTCAGCTCTTTGCTTTGCTTCGCTAACTTGATGTTCATTGTGTTCAAATATAATAAACTTCCATATAGCCTTGCCACCTGCGTTAATAAATGCCTGTGCGTTCTCTATAATCTTATTGTAGTCTGTATTAATACGATATAGTTGATTAGTATCTTCTAAACCATCTATACTAAAGTTAACTTCTATACCCCGTCTACCTTCTCCGTCTTTAATAACCTGTTGATGCTTTTCTCCTAGACGAGTCCAAAATTTTGTATCTCTTAAACTACCATTTGTATCAAGTGTAACAACTTTATATTTCTCTGCACCATAGTGAAGTATCTTTTCTATCTGTGGGTGTGCTATAGGATCACCAACTGTACCACAAAGGTTACAGTTAACCTTTCTTGTATGTACTCCTATGTCTTCTGAAATCTTTATAAAGTCATCAATTGATATACTTCGTAGAGGTAAGTCTGGTTTAACAATACTAGTTCCATCAATATGTCTTGCACACATTGGACAACCTGCATTACACAGACTAGTAATACCAAACTCAATACGTTTGATATCTTCTACATAAACAAATTTTTTCATTACTTAAACTGCTCCGCGAATGGATCAAATTCAGATCCACACTTCATGGCACATACTTTAAGTTTACCATCGCCACAACTTGGCTTACTCCAACTGTTAGCGATGTCATCAAAAATACCTGTATTGAATACTTTATCTAATCCGTATCTAGCATCAACTTTATCTTTGCCACCAGCACGTTCAATAAAGTCCCAAACAGGTTCTTCTTTCTTAGGATCTTTATGCCACCATTTATACATACGTCCAGCAGTCCAACAACAAGGAAGTGCCAGCCCTTCGGCACTGATATATAAACTTTTAGTAGTAGAGTTCGAAACTTTACATACGATTGATGCTCTATCGTAATAGGCATCCATACTACCGTGTTTGTTGACTAGTTCGTCTTGTTGTTTTAATGCTTTGTTTAAATATTTAGCATCAGGCTTTTTAAGTTCTGTGCTGTCTTTACCTTTACGGTCTTTGGCTTGGTGGCTTTCTTTTTTCTCTGTTGTTGCAGTTACAAATCGTCCAGTCTTCTTACTAACAAAACTTTCAAACCCTAGAGAGTCTGCCATTGCTTTGGCTTCTTCTACTTGGTGTTGATTGTGTTCAAAAATAAGAAAGTCCCAACGTGCTTTGCCACCTGCATCAATAAACGCCTTCATTGATTGTTCAACTATCTTCCAACTTACACCTTGACGGTATAAATGGTTAGTGTCTTTCAATCCATCTACACTGAAGATAACGTGTCCGTGTTTACCAAACACTTCTGCCAACCTTGCCCACCACTCAGGTTTCTTAGCACCTGCGTTAGTGTTCATGCTTAACCATATGTTTGGATTGTGTTGTCTAAAGTATTCAAATACTTCAAGTGTGTCTGTAGCAACAATGGGGTCTCCCAGGTTACCACACATATACATTGACTTTAGTTGTTTAACAAAGTCAACTGTGAATATCTTTTTACAATCATCTAATGTAAGTTCGTCTAGATTAATATGTGGGTTAAGTCCTTTACCGTTCATATTCCTGTCGCACATTGGACAGGCGGCTTGGCACTTCTGCGTAATCTCTAAATGAACTGTATCAATGTCTTGTATGCTATACACAATTACTCCATGAGCATTTTTGCTGGCTTGCTACTTGTTGGTTTTGATTCTAGTTTAAAATTAAGTAACTTCCTACTGCCCTTACTAGTAATTATAATAGGTTGATTATCTTTATCGAGTTCAATGCTTTTTATTTTAGTTTTAACGTTACGAAAGCGACCTACACTAATACTGTCTCCAACTTTTATCTTTACGTTATACTCCTTCACTTCTAACTCTCTTTCTAAGATCAGTTGTACTAAACCTATGATCTCGTTTGTTAAAGTATAGTTCGATATCTCTGGATCTACAAATGTCTTTACCTGTAAAGTCTTTATCTCTATACTCTTCGCCAAGTATCCTTACATTGATATTTAACGTTCGTAGAATGTCTTCTAAATCTTGTTCTGTTTGATAAGGTATAACTTCGTTAACATACTCAACTGCTTTTAATTGTAAGTATCTTTCAAACATTGTTTGTATTGGTTTGTTCTTTGTATCTGGTCTATCAATAGTAGGATCACTTTGTAGTCCAACAATTAAGTAATCACACTGTTCCTTTGCATCACGCAACATAGCAATATGTCCTGCGTGTAACAAATCAAATGTACTAAATGTTATTCCTACTTTCATCTTAATAAACTCTTTCTTCTACATTCTTCATATACTCTCCAAGTCCACCAACTGGCTACTACGATAGGTAATCCATACCATACTCCAAACATCCAAAGTTTAATTCCAAAATGTAATGCTTTGGTGTGCCAGTAAATACTTAAATAATCAAACCATTTCACTAATGATTTCTCTTTCCATCAAACACACAAACAAAATAACAACCGTCACTACCTGCATGAACTCTATGAAAGAATCCATCTTCAATTAAAATTACAGTACCAGGTTTAACATCGTGACTTGTTACTTTTCCGTTTGTGCTAATAAGTTCCATTGTTCCCCAGCCACTTACAAAGTAATAGACTTCTTCTTGTCCAACGTGTGCATGGCCCGTAGTACTTCTATTGGGTTTTAAATCTGTACTACTAACAACAAGATTTTTTAAAGTCTTATTGTCTTTAAGTAAGTAGGTGTCATTGTCTTTAACTACCTCTCCGCCTATATCTAATACATCTAATTTCATTTCTTAGTCCACTTAACTCTTTCATTATACTGTACTGCTTCTCTAACTAGACTTAAATCATAGCCGGCTTCGTTTGCAGTTTTTAATATAGCCTGAGTATCCTTTGGAAAACAATGTCCAGCAAATCCTCGTTCGTCTGTTACATAACTATGACTGTCTGTTATACGACTGTCTTCTGTAGTATAACGTCTAACAGTTTCAAAGTCTACACCTAATGACTCACATAAGTCAAATACTTGATTAAAGAAACTTACTTTAGTTGCTAAAAAACTATTACGCATATACTTTGTTATAATTAATTCTTCTGCATTGCCATAAAAAATAGATAGTGTTGGTTTTATTCCTTTAAAGAATTCAACCCAAAAATGATTAGTGCTTTCACTTACATACATTTTATCTTGTGAAACAAAATCTAACTCGGCAGTGTTAGCTCTTAGAAACTCTGGACTGAATGCTATGTCTTTTTTAGGAAACAGTTCTTTAAGTTTACGCCAGCCTTCTATACTGATTGTACTCTTTATTAATATAGGTACATCCGGTGCATCGCTAATTACATTAATAACGTTAGTCATATCGCAACTACCGTTTGTATTTGCTGGTGTACTTACACATATAATAACTGCATCGCAACTCATTGAAGATATTGTATTTTCATTATAAGCAGGGTCTACAATAAACGTTGAATGTTTAGTTCCAACAAATGTATCTACTGCTCTGCCTACAAATCCATATCCTGCTATTGTTATATTCATCTTTCATTCCACATCATGTAAAGTAAAAATCCTATACCAAACACTAGTGTATAAACTAGTATTTCAAAGTCACTTATAAAAAACATATCTTCTATCATTTTATTATCCAATATATATAAACAAGCATAGGTATGATTATAAAGAACTGTGGAAGAAAGTTAAGTATAATTGCTTTCTCATTCCATTTATATCCTACGTAGACCCAACCTGATGCTCCTATTAATTGCAGTATACTATTCCAAGGAGTAATACCTGCTACATGAAATACCATTGCTACTAAAATAAAACAAGCACTGGCATACTTAATTACTCTTACTCCCATATAAGCCTTACATCTTTACCTGGTCCGACTTTGCTGGGTAAGTCGCCGTGTTGTTCTACATACCATTTTATTACTGCTTTGTACCAGTTCCAACTATTATGGTGTGCTTGTTTGTTAAACTGATGAATGTTAACACTGGTTGCACTCATCGTGGCTAGTGCTTTTGCACTTTCCTTTTGCAATTCTCTCGTAGATAATCCTTCTATGAGTTCTTGTTGATCCATGCGTGTATCACTTCTACGTCTGCTTCATCTTCAAGTTCAACACGAACACCTTTACCGTAAACAGTATTGTCTACAACATACTTGTTCTTTACATTGTTCTTGCAAAACTCTTTTGTTGATTCCCAAAGGCTTTTGCCTTCTGTATATCTTTCATTTGTAATTCTAGCACCTCTGCGTGTTCTAAAACTATAGGGGATGAATACTTCATTCATTTTGATTGTCCTTTCTTGTTGTGGGATCGATTGCCAAAAATTAAATCCCACTACTTAATTCCTATTCTCATATATCTAGTGTACTTGCTTAATGGCAATTCGCCTTGATATAAAACTTTACTCATTGGAGTCTGTTCACTAAAGTGTTCTAACCCTGTTGCACAATTAACGTGTTCAGGTAACTTATCATAGTTGTTACTTTGTAATACTAATAACTTTCCTTTAGGTATATTGTAATACCATTCTCCAAACTTTTCTATATGTTCGCAACTAGTGTTTATAATTGTATTGGGTCTATCTGTAACTGGAAAACTCATACGACTATTTTTAGTACTCCAACAACTCCAAGTGTGTGCGTCATAGTTTATATTATGCATATCTTCTATAACTGCTTTGAATCTCCAGTTGTTTTGTACATGGGTATTATTAACTGCATCAGCAATAGGTTGACATCCTTCGTCTATATCAAAACTTCTTATGTAATGAATAACCATATTAGTATTAAACAACATAGCACTTAACGTACCGTACCATCCTCCTAGGACAAATACAGTTCTTAATTCTTCACCTGTACGAACTAGCTCGTCTACTAACCAACGTTTGCTTTTTAATTGTCCCCAACTTAACGCATCAGTAAAGTCTGCGTTTAAGTTATCACTCGCTTTACGCAAGTCGTTGAATAATGTGTCGCCTGTAAGTAAACCAATACGACCAAATAAATCATTATCGTCTACAAAGTTAATTTGTTTCTTGTTCAAATCTTTCCTCTAACCATTTCCAGTCATTAATATTTTTATAGTCGTTGTTGTATTTTCCATACTCTGCACCAGACAATGCTCCAGCAATACTAAAGTCTCCAAAGTCTCCATTGCCTATTGTAGTCCATGTACGAAGTCTAGCATCATCTTCATCGTTCTTTTGTCCAGGTATTACTTTACTTGTTAGTTTAGTACACTCTCTAAATGCCGCCTTCCAAGTATTGAAAGGATCAGTATCATAATGTACTGTACTACCTACAACTTGATAAGGTACAAACTTTGTACTAATTGCAGTAGTAAAGTCTACAACTTTATCCACATCAACGTCTAATACTTTTTGCGTTGGAAACAATTTAATACCACTGTATCCATAAACTAAATCGTTAACACTATTACGAGCTCGCCAAACATACACTGCATCTTTGCCATACTTGTCTGGTTTAAAACTTGGATCAAAGTCTTCACTAATTAGATTGTCGCCTTCTATAACATAATACATTTCTGTACGAGCCATTTTAGCACAGGCTTGATGTGCGTTTGGTAATCCTTTTACTCCATGACTTCTTCTACTCCATGGAAACTTTTTCTTTACAATGTCCCAATGCTTATCTGCATTTGGTTCTTCGTAACTCATAAAGATAATATCAAACATTTACTGCACCATCACTACAAACTTTTACACCATATTCTTTTTCAAATCTATCTGCATCTGCTCTAGTATCAACCATTGGCTCACCTCTAATATTTAAACTTGTATTAAGTAATATAGGACAGCCTGTAAGTACATACCATTTCTCTAATAGTTCTCTGACACCACTTGGAAAGTGTTCGTCTACTGTTTGTACACGACTTGTTCCGTCGACGTGTATAATAGCCGGAAACTCTTCTGGCTTTTTACACTTTGCTACCACTTGCATATAAGGACTAGTTGGTAACTTGTCTGGCATTTCAAAATATTCATTAACGTGTTCTGCTAATATCATTGGAGCAAATGGTCTAAACTTTTGTCTACGTTTAATCTCATTTACTTTATCTTTTATTTCTGCACCTCTAGGGTCTGCTAATAAACTTCTATTACCTAATGCACGTGGACCAAACTCTGCTTTACCACTTGCTACTCCTACAATTTTATTCTTTTGTAGTTCGTCTATTAGTTCTTCAGATGGATACTTGCCAACAATAGGTGTTCCTAAGAATGGTGTTTCCCAATTAAGTCTACTTCCATATGCTAATGCGGCACTACCTAAACTACTTCCACAGTCTCCTGGATTAGGCATAATCCAAACGTCATCAAAGAACTTACCTAAGTTACGATTGTATAAACAGTTAAGAGCAACGCCTCCCATGTAAACTAAATTACGACTTTTGTTAAACCCTCTTGCTCTAGCCATTACATTATCAATAAGTTTTTCAACAACTTCTTGAGCACTTGCGGCTATCTCATATTCGTTTACGTCTTTTAAGAAGTCATTGTCAACTCCAATGTGCAAGTTTTGTGTAAATTTTGTGTTAGCATCATCACGTACTAGTGCTTGTCGTATGTTACTTGAGTGTGTAGGTAAACCCCAACCAGCCATGCCCATCATAATGTATTCTTCATCAAGTGGACGTAAGCCTAGTCTGTGTGTCATAGCACTATAGTATAATCCAATACTATGTGGATACTTTTGACTGTACAATTTTTTATATACTGCATTCATCTTCTCATCATATTCGGCGTGCCATATAGTAATAGTTTCCCATTCTCCAATAGCATCGATAACAACAACTGTTGCATCATTATAAGGACTTGTTTGAAATCCTGCCGCCGCATGACTTTGGTGATGTCTATATGTTTTAATTTTTGTTTTAGGAAGTAAGTCTCCAAACTGTTGACGTAACGCACCTTTAGTTGTCCATGTACTTGAACGATCACCAAACATACCTTGTCCGGCATATAACTCTCTAGTCTTCTTAAGCCAAGGAGTTTCGTAAAACCCAATAACATCAGGCTTGCCATATGACAATGCTTGTTTAATAATATCAGGGTGTAAGTCTTTGTCGTGTTTTTGTTTACTGTATCTTTCACTGTGTCCAGCAAATACTACTTCACCGTCTTCGACAACTGCCAATCCGGCATCATGAAATCCTGAACTAACTCCTAGTGTTAACATTATGCTCGTCTCTCCAAATCTAATGTTGCACAATGATGTCCGCCACCTAATGTACGACTGTGTGTAAGTTGTACAGGTATAACTTCAAACTTTGCTTTTTCTAATTTCTTAATTAACTTTGGTTGTCTAGGATCGACGACAACTGTTTTAGGATCAATGCTTAACACATTCATTCCAATCCAATTACTAGCATATGGATATTTGTGAAACTCCATATCCTCTACACTGTCAACCCAAATTCGTTTATGCTTCTTTAAAAACTTTGGTAACTGTGATGGCTTAACTCTTTGTTTGTTAATTAAAAGAGTTGATTCGTTAAGTGCCGCGATAGTACTATCAATATGAGCATACGCATAAACGTCTTCCCATATATGAACTGTGTACTCTGGTCCAAGTACTGTACTTAACCATTGGGCACCTGCGGCATTACCTGTTTGACTTTTTAAGTATAATAAGTCATTACCAAAACGCATTACGTTAGCCGCATCAAAGATTGGAGTCTTCTCTGTAAGTTTACCATCTTCAAATACTTCATGTACTGGTAGTGCGTGTCTTGGTGCACTAATCCATTTAACACCTGACTTCATTGCTTCGTGTCTAATGTCACGGTATGCTTCTGTTTCATGAAACCTACTATGAAACAATACTGGTGTTTCAATTACAACGTTTCCTATTACAAGGATAACATCTCTAGGACAGTAATTATAAAAACCATCTGCAAAGTATCTGTATCCATGTACAGTTTGTTGAAAGTCTAATTGTCTTGGACGTAAAACTTCAATTCCTAGTTCAACTAATACTTTTTCAAACTGTCTTAACTCGTGATCTGTTAAGTCAATAATGTCTTGGTTAATTGGTCCAACTGGTTGTGCAGTTTCTGTCCACTTACTATGTTTAGCAACTTCATTAAAAACATCATCGTACTTTGGAAATCTTGCACCATGCACATCTCCTAGTATAACTTTCTTTAATGGATCCCATTCATTATGTGATTCTATAATCATTTATTATTCCCTATCATGAAACATTTCTTAATACTTGGATATGCTACTTTCTTAGGAGCAGTTTCTTTGTATTGGTCTAACTTAACTATACCTATCGCCGCTTGGTCTGGTGACATATAGTAATGAAAACCCAATGTTTCGTAGTGTTCTTTATCCCAAGGAGAAACTTTTAGATCTCTACCATCGTACCTGGCACGAATTAGCCAATCATAGGCTTCTCTACTATCTAATAGTATAGCACCTCCTTTGCCAATTGTCAATGGTTTACCGTGTCCAAAACTCAAGCATTTGAACGTTTCTTCTTCGTACATATTCTTTTGTAATCTTCTAGCACTATCCCATATAGGAAGATTAGGTCCTAACTGGTACTCACCAATCCATTCTTCTTCAGTAATACTAAAAGAAAGTCCAACCTTTTCAAGCATCATTGGAATACTAAGGTATGTTTGGTCAGGTATCTTTATTGAAGGTACATGACTAGGGTGTCTCTTTTTATACCAACGTAGGGCTAGTTCAAGTGCGTGTGTACAACAATCTGTTGTAACTACATAAGGTGCACCTGTGTATTCAGCGAGTCTTTTTTCAAACTCGTATATGATGTCGTAAGGATTATTCCACCCAACGCCGTAGTCCTTTAATAACTCTAGAATATCTAGATTAATAATGTCCTGTAATTTGTAACGTGTATCTTGGTTCATATCCTATATTGCCTGCACTATGGGGAACTCTACCTCTCCATAAAACGGCACCTCCTTTGTGCCAGTTCATACTATACTGGTCTACTTCAAAAATGTGTCCTGGCTTTTTATCTTCTAAAAATACCAAACCACGTAATACGTCATCACTTGACTCTATTCCAAAAAGTTCTTTATACTTGTTGAAGTGGTCTGAGTGTGGCGGTAGTATATCTCCAGTAGTCATTTTGTAAAATGTAAAACCGCAGTCTTTCCATTCTAATACTGTTGCTATATTCTTTGCCCATTGTGGAATACTTTTTTGGTCATTAAACATCATACCAGTAAAGTTATCATGTGTAAAGCCAGCAGTCTTCCATTTTGCTAATTGCTTAAAGTCTCCATACTCTACTCTTTTGTAATCAAACTCTTCGTAGTCTCCTATTTCCCAAGTTGGAGAAATTTCTACTGTATGATATTCTAGAGGTTGAAGTTTATCTAGTGTTTCCATAATGTATTACTTTCACGTTTGGGTCTTTGGCTTCGTATGTACGCCAAGGATCAAAAACTATTGTTGCTTTATCAACATTAAAGTTATGGTCAGTTGGGTGAGTTATAACCATAACTTCAACTGCATGGTCGAAACCATTAACAATCATTCCACCCAACTTTCCAATATAGTGTTGAACTAGTAGTGCATAAGATCCATCAGTGTATGTTACTCCTGGCTTATATGTATCACTTGTAAAGCAAATTTGCTTTCCATGTTTTAATATTTCTTTTGCCATACGTTCGGCTTGTACTTCTCTACTTTTGGCAATCGCGTCGAACAAGTCATAACCTAGGTCTAATCGTTCCGCTAAATGTCTTAAGGCAATATTATCTCTAGGGTGACAAGGTCCACCATCGCCCATGCCTGCTTTCATATAAGCGGCACTGGTAATTCGGTATCCTGCATTACTTAAACTATTTGTTACAACATCAACATTCATATTCCCAACACTTTGGGCAACGTCTTGAATCATATTAACAAGACTTAACCTTGCACTAATAAATGTGTTATAAAATATTTTTGTTGCTTCTGCTTCTTCCCATGTACCAATATTATAATGCGGATCATTCTCCATTACTGTTTTGTAAAATTTTATTAATGCTTTTGCATCAGTGTCGTTTGGTTTGTTGCCTCCAATGATAACCATATCTGGATTTACCATATCCCAAGCAACTGTGCCCATAGCAATTAAGTATGGGTTATAAATTAATCTTGCTTTATCTAATAAGCCTGCGAATTCTCTTCTTGTTGTTCCAGGAAGTATTGTACTGATTAAAACAACAATAGTATTTTCTGTTGCATATTTGTTAATTTCTTTTAAGCATTCTTTGACAGGGTCTAATCCAAAGTCTTTGTTTGGCAAATGTGTTATAGGCTTCTCTCCACCATAGTCTTTATGGTGTGGAGTTTGTACTGCAACAAAGACAAAGTCCTGTCCTACTACTGCTTCTTTTGGTGTCTTAGACACTCGTACAAGCCCACTAAAGCGTTCTTCCTTGTCATACCCTGTAACTGTATGCCCCTTCTTAACTAACATCTCAGAACTAATCATTCCAAGTTTGCCTAAACCAAACCAACCTATGTTCATGCTAATACCTTTGTTATGTGTTTTCTAATTGCACCAGTTCTAATTAAGTTCCGATTGTGGACAAGTATAGGCTTCATATGTTTTCTTATTATAGTAAGTTCTTTATATGATTGATTACTAATATCAATAATGATATCAAATACTTTGTCCATTCGTTTGATTGGGTCTAGTTCTTCGTCATAGCCTTCGTCCCAAAATTCGTGAAATGTTTTTAGACCCCAATGTTTTAATAAATCTAAACTATGTGGTCCTGCTAATAATAATATTGGAGATCCTTGCTTTATAGGATCTAAAGTTTTCTCACTTATTTGTCCCCAAGGATATTCATAATTAGTTTCACAAGCAAGAGTAACAAAAGATGATTCGTATGCTTCTTCTATGTTATCTGATCCTGCTATATTATTTATTGTTCCTTTACTTGGGTTAACAAAATCCTGCATACTAACTAATTCAGTTTCAGCATCAGTTCTTGTTATAGGCAACAAATCCATAAGGCTTTTACAACCTTTACTATATGCTTCAAAATGTTTGCTAGTGTTTAACGGAAATTTAAGTAATACATCATCTGTTCTATGCCAGTGTGTTATAGTACTATCATTAGGAAGTGTATTATGTATAAATGAAACTGCCGCGTGTCTGTGCTGATCCCAGCGATATGTAAAGCAGTTTATTTTATAATTAAGTTGTTCTGGAATATTATTGCTAGGTTCACGATTTAGTTTGCAGTAACCTAGACTAAATGTATCTAAAGGATATATTGCCCAGTTGGTGTATTTTGTATTTTGTAATTGTTCTAACATACGATACTCGTTTGTAAATATAGAGAACTTACTAACGTTGTGCTTGTTGCACCAGTTCTGTATCATTTCGAATTCATTGATTTTACATTCTTTTTTTATACTACCATCTGGACAATTATATCTGGAGTGATTGTGCCATACTGATAACACTTCATAGAGGAAGAAGTACACTTCGGTATGAGCTTCGAAGTTTATCCGCGAATCCGACCAAGATCCGAACCATTCACATGGTCCATTAAATATAAAATACGGATTGTTAATGCCCAAGGAATGTAGTGATTCGTCTACATAGGACATAGTACCAGCATTTAAAGTGTCATAACAGTTAGTTGATATTGCATCAACAGTATGCTGGTTAATTTCTTTACTAATGTTATTTATGTAAATTGTATTAAATTGCATCGTAGAAACCCGCATATTCTGGGAAAACTTCTTTAAAGTTAGTGCTTCTGCGAATATCAAGTTCTTTAGTATAAACTTTAAAGTTTTTTCTATGATTGCTATGGTCTACAGTACGTTGACTGCGCCAGTATTCTATAATACGTTTAAGTTTAGCAGTTTCGCTACTATGTACTAATCCTTCAGTTTCCATCTGTTCCATGTAGTCTACAGTACTAATCATATACTCTTCGAAACTACCAGGAAGTATTTTAACGTCCATCATTTCGGGATATCTTAAGAATGGTATATCAATATACATACAATCTCTGCCATACTTTTTTCTTAACTTAATAAGGTCTTTTAAGAAGCCACCAAATGTTGTTACACTCAATGCATTGTAAGTACACATAAACGTAATAATAAATTTATTATTATCTTTAAATTCTTCTAGTACACGTTCTACGTTAGCAAAAAACTTCTTGTAATCTAATCCAGTTCTAATATACTCTGCTTTATTACCAACTGCTTCAGCACTTGTATAAACTTCTAACTTGCGAACTTTGTTACTATCTACTACTTTGTGTGCTTGACTAATAAACTTATTAAACAGTTTGTCGTCAACACAAAAGTTACTATTAATACCTAACAATAAATTTGTATTAGGTGTATCAGTATTAATAATCCAATCCATCATACGGAAAGTATTTTTGTTCATTAATGGTTCACCGCCTGTAACACGAAAAGTATGTAACGCAGGATATAAGTCGGGCCACCATTTCCAAAATGCATCTACATATGGATTCTCTTCTCTTTCAGGTATCGGCATACGACCTGAACGTTCTAACCATTTGATATCATTGTAATTATCAGAGGTTGGAAAACTTCCATGTTGCTTTGCTTCTTGCATCCATGCACTACTAATAGCAGGACTACAATACATACATTTAAAGTTACAAGCATAACCAAAACTTACTTCTACATAAGTAGGTTGAAAGTTTGTACTCCAATCATTGTTTTTAATTTTATCAAAGTGTTCGTTGCTCCAACTAAATGCACTTTTTAAATGTCTGTCACTTAATGCATTTGGATCTGCATCTTCAACTCTCCAACAGTAGTCACACTCTTTAGGTCTGCCACCTTCGAGCATATCTTTACGTTGTTGTTTTTTAAATATTGAATTGTGTAATGAACTAGGATCTAATTTAATTTCATCTTTAGACACTTGGTGTACAGGTGGGTGATGACAACTGTGAGCAGTTCCATTTTGTAAGTTAAGTGTAAGTTGAGTCCACTTGGCTAAACAGAATCCAGGGCCAACTGAATTCAGTTTTCTTTTCATTACTTGTGGATCAGCAGGTTCCATATTAGTCCGTATACTTTTGTAATAAGATATCCCATGTCTCGTGTGGTCCAACTACTTGATGCCACTCATCTTCTGGGTGTACCATTTTGTCTGCTAACGGTTTATCGTTTCCGTTTGCATGAATTCTATCTCCAAAGAACACCATAGGTGATCCTATAATATCATACACCTGTGCTTTGTTCTTTCCTTTTAAATGAATATCTATACTAGTGTTTCCGCCTAGCTCTGCTTCAAAGCCTAGAAAGGTTTCATTAAATTGATGACATATGCTTACACGTTCGTTATTAATTTTATCCCATTCATAATAATCATCACGTTGTTGTCCTACTGCATTTCTTCCTACAGTACTAAAATTTATTAACCCTGTACGTTTTTCAATATGATTTCCAGTTTTTTCTGGACACCTACTAAAGTCTACCATTTGTTCTAACCATGTATCCATATCAGATGGTGCATTAAGATTACTACTTGAAACTTCTATACCGTTACGCCATACACTATTGCCTGCACATTGAAATACCATTGTACAGTTATCTACGATCTCATGTCCTATTTGTTCTATAGTTTTAGGTCTATCACTTCCAGTAACAATAAAAACATCTTTACCTTTCATCCATTTCATGAACCAAAGTCTAAAGTCTACGTCTATAGTTTGTCTACTTTCGGATAGAGTACCGTCTACATCAAAAACATAATTCATGAATAACTAACTAAACTTTCTATTGGTAATCCCAACATACTTAAATCACTATGCCCTTGTAAAAAATCTAATGATGCCATAAAACTAAATCCTGCAACATTAACATTTGGAAAATTCTTTTGTAATAAAACATAAGCCGCTAAAGCAGTTCCACCTGTTGCTAGTAAGTCGTCTACTATTAAAACATTCTCATCTGTAAGTGCATCTTTATGGATATGTATCTCTGTTGATCCATACTCTAAATCATATGCTTCACTGAAAGTATCTCTAGGTAACTTACCAGGTTTTCTTATGGGAACAAATCCACAACCTAATTGTATTGCTAATGCACTACCTATAATAAATCCTCTAGACTCTATAGCAACAACTTTTCTAATGCCTCGTCGTTCCCAAGGTTTAGCCATATCTTTAATTAATTGAAAAAGTATTTCTGTATCACTCCATAACGGAGTAAGGTCTTTGAATTGTATTCCTTTAACTGGATAGTCTGGTACATTTATAATATGTTGCTTATAGTTTATCACTACACTGTCCAACTTTTTAATTGTTCTTTCGTAGGTTTCATTGGTTCAAGTTTCTCAATTTTGCCGCCTTTCTCTAAAAACTTTTTCATCTTTTCATCAAGTTTTCGTTGTAGTTCAGCAGGTTCAGGTTTTGTATAATCTTTTGTTTTATTTTTATCTATCATTGTGTTACACTATCTATTGCTTTTCTTAATTTTAATGCTCCGGCTTTCATACCATCTGGGTGTTCGTGTATTGCTCCACCAACGTTTGCCATATAGTCAACCCCAAAGCGTCTTGTTATTTCTGGTATAAGTTCTGCTGTCATACCGCAACTTAAAGCAGGAACAACATTGTTGTTACTCAACATATGCATTGTTCTTCTTAGTTCGTTTTCATCATCACTTAAATATCCACCCCACATACCTGTATGGATTGTGTCCACTCCACAGATACTTGCTAACTTGCAAAGTACATACCAACTAATACGGTATGCGTGTTTCTCACTACTTAATACTTTATCGCCTGATTTTTGATAATGTACAAATAAAGGTAAGTTTAATTTGTTAATACTCTTGTATGCTCCATGTCCACTCCAGAAGTTAACGTGAACTCCATTACCACCTCCGTCGACAACCATTTTAGCTCTTTCTAGTAGATGTAATGGATCACTATTAATACAATAGCAGTACACAACGTCTGTACCTTTCAAGGCCCTTTGTACGACGTCTATGCGAGTCTTAAGGGGTAAACAAGCCGGGTTTGCCATTATCTCATCTTCTTTAATAAAGTCAACTCCGCCTTCAACAAAAGCAGTAATAATTTCTATTAATGCTTTCTCTGTTAGTCCTGTTTTAGGTTTAACTATAGATCCTAGTAACGGCTTATTGTAATTACCTACTAGTTTTCTAAACCCTGATAATCCGTAACGTGGTTTAACTGCATCACATAATTCAAAGTCAATATCTAAATCTAATAACTCACATCTATGAATATAATCGATGTCCATTTGTCCACCCATTAGTACACACATCAATTGAGCAATACCATCTGTTTCCCAATCAATAATTCTATAAGGCCAAGCAATCTTTACAATGCCTGTACTCTTGCCGGCGAAGTCTTCAGGCTTACCAATTATCTTTGCCGCATACTGACTAATTAGTTCTGGTGTTTCATATTCATTTCTTACACTAGGGTTACCCACACTTTGTCCAACTGCTAACCCAAATGCCGCACGTTGTAAGTCGTTACCTTCTAGTTTATATGTTACTGTGAAGTATTCTTTTGCGTCTACTCCATCCACGTATATATCAAGCATAATTGTATTGTACCTTCTTTATTGTTTAATGTCAAACATATATTTGTCATCTGTGTCACAAATATCTCTAACCACTGTTAATTCTACATCGGTTAAGTATTCAACTTGACTAACTTCGTAAGGATATAATATGAAAATATCTCCTTCACTAAACACTTCTCCGTTTATTTTTACTTTGCCTTTTCTCATACAGTTAATCTCTGTACCTTTTTTATGAAAGTGATCCTGATGGAATTCACCTTTCTTATGTCGGTGGATACCAACTTCAAAGTTTGCCTTAAAGGCTGTAGGCTCAAAGTTTCCTACAAACCAACCACCTTTCATATCATCTAGTTTATATTTTTTCACTTATAGCCTTTCATTATTTCGTTCATTGCACTATTTCCGTTTGCTAAATTCTTACGCCAATGTTCCATTGCATTTTCATCTGCAAAGTCACTTACCCATTTAAAACATTTGAAAGTTACATTGCCAACCTTCCTACAAGTTTTGGCAATACCGTAGGCTTCCATGTCTACTATATCTACACTAGCATATTCAAACCACGGATCAGGTTCTTGTACAAAACTATCTCCGGATCCTAGTGTAACGTTTGTACCTGTACCTAAGTCAATAGCACCTGCATAATCTCCTTCTTCAAATGGAGTAACGCCTCTAGGTGCTTGTGGCTCTGTAAACATATCACGTTGTATTAGTATATCAGGTTGTATTAGTTGATTGTGTAAATCTTTTTTACTAACTAAACCTGCTGATCCATAATTAAGTATTCCTGTTGCTCCATCTCGAATTGCTTTAAATGTAGCAATCATTGAATTAACTTTTCCAACTCCACTTATGTAAGTTCTGTTAAAGTCTATACCTTCTGCTTCTTCAGGTAATGCAATAATTAATGCAATCATTATTTGTGTTCCTCTACAATGTTATATTCATATAATTCTTTTTCTGTGTTAACAACAAGCATATCCGGATCATGTACATCCATAAACTTAACATCGTTAACATAAACTTTACACATTTCAATTAACTCTGGATAGAACTGAATTAATTCTTTATCTAAGATTACTGTTTCGTAGTTTCCTACTTCAAGTGTTCTCTGCAGAATACTTCGTCCATTAACGGCAACAACGGCAATAGGGTGATCCCAGCCTAGCCACTTATCGTTTGATACAGATAGTTTGCCCATCCTTTGTGCCCTTCTTCTAATGTGTGTCCGCCTTCTCCACAAGCCCAGCCTTGACTCTTTGTCATGTCAATAAAACTTGGTGTAATATAATTAACATCTTTAAGCCATTCACTGTCTGGTTGATCAAGTGCAAACGTTTGAATTAATTTTACGTTTAAACTTTTTGCAATCTGTTGTAGGTTCCACATACGTTCAAACTGCATTTGTTTTCTACTTTCTGTTCCTAGTGTTGTTGTATAAGGTTTATGCATCTTATTAATTGTTTCAACTAACATAGGGTCTAAATTCTTTTTATCGTCTCCTGGTATATGTCCAGGAATATTATAACATACATTGTGGTAAGGAATATACTTTGCTCCGTTCCAATCCACTGGCAACTCATCACGTTCAAATGTAGTCCAACAAACAACAACAAGTAACTCTGCACCATGTCGTTTATTGCACCACTCACGCATGAAACGTATTGTACGCCTTGCTATTCTACTTCCACTACTTCCTCTAATTGCTTCGTTTACAACCGCAGGTATAGTCAACTTATCTGCAAGTAGTTTGGGCCAACTGTTTCTAAGTCTGTATGTTGGTGTATTGTCACTGTAAGGTAAACCTAATTCATCTCCTTCAGTCCAACTGTCACCGTTTGCATACAAGCATTTAATCATCCACGCCACCACTTGTTGTGATAGTTAGATAAATCTTCTGGAGTACCAACAGGGCTAAAATTTCTTGCGTGTACTTCATATGGTTTAACAATATTATTTTTAATTGTATAATTATAAATTGGTGCTAGATAGAATTCGTTATTATGTCTATCGTTATTTGCAATCATTTGTTCTGCACCTTCAACAAACAAACTTCCTTTACTCCAATGATATAAGCCAACAGTAGCCTTGTTACTAATCATAACTTTCTCTGCCGCTTGTGTTATTTGCCCTTCGTCGTTAACCTTAACAAAACTATGTTTGTTATGATTATGCGGGTAGGTCATTACCCAACTCACGTGGGGCTCGAGTTTGCATTTTTCTAAGAACATTGAACTATCCCAATGTAACACTTGGTCACTATTGATACTAATCAATGGTTCGTCGTTGTTTATAAATTCTTTTGCTTGTAATAAACTACAAGCGGCTCCTTCTGTAACATGGTCAAGTGTAACAATGTTAACAGTGTCTGCGAAACTTTTTAAATGATGCTCGAGCCAAGGATAATCGGTCATATGATCTTGTCGTACAACAAAGGTATATTTTCCATCAATGTCCAAACTCTCTACTGCTGATTGAATCATTGTTGTGCCTCCAACCCTTACTAAAGGTTTAGGTACTGTGTTGTATCCGGCTTCTGTAAATCTACTGCCGGCTCCTGCCATTCCGATTATAATATTCATTACTTGCCTACTTGTATATGTACGGATCTTTTTTCTTAATCTCTTTTAGTTTTTTACGATAAGCACGTTCAAGTTTAATTCGATAAACTATGTCACCAAACCAACGTTTAATTTTTTTTAGTATATACATTTTATGAGTTCCATATTGTTTACTGTTGCAAGTGAGCAACAATAGTTTTTGCTAATTCTTTGTGTCCTAATTCATTAGGGTGTCTTCCGGGAGCCCTTACGGGTTTAAGGTGTTCGTATTCCATTAGTTGTCTAGTTAAACTAACTGGGTATGGGGATATTGCATCCAGCCATTCTTGATTTGCTTCGGGTCTACCTACTACAAATTCGGGATTGTCTAACGCATATATCTGTAATAAGTTAACGTTTAAGTTATCACATACTTGTTTTAACAACCATTGTAAGTTAAAGAACTTATAACTATTTACCTTACTACTGTTCAGCATAGTACGAATCTTATGATATTCTGGCAGTAATCTATCTAAGTCTTCATCATTTGTTAAATTTAAATGTGGGTTGTTTAACAGTATACTAATATACTCATTGTTAACTTCTTCCCATTCTGTGTAGCCATTGTCGTGTTTTCTCTTAACACCAACAGGCATCTCAATTCTTTCATATGTTGTCCAAGCAACTATTACTTGTAGTTCACTTGGTTTACCTTTGTAATTTCTAATGTAGTCTATAGTTTTACGAAATATTCTATCGTTACTTCCGCCACCTAATCCTTCATTAACTACTTGAGGTATATTCAAACCTTGAGCAACGTGCCAGGGCCATGAGTTATAAAATTTATAATCTAAATCGTCAGTGGTGCCATCTCGAAGTTCTTGTCCGAATGTCCAACTATCTCCATTAGCATACAAAGTTTTTATCATAATAGTTCCTTACATCTATTAGCAATATTTATATGCCACTCTGGACCACTATGCATATTATCTCTTGCTAGTAAAGTTGAATCGTTTTTTACGTTTGCGTAATGCAATTTAAATTCTAAATTTTCTAAATGTTTATAAGGTGACCATGTAATATTTAAAACAGGTACGCCTAGCGATTGCCATACATTATTAAACCCTAGATACCACGCAATATTATTCATATGCATTTCGCCATCGGAAGTTATATAATGTTTCCACCAATCATCTTCTTTGCCATTGCTAACATCTAAACTAATATCATTGTTAACATATGTTCCCCAACTTTTTCTTTCTGGCTCGGGTAATTGTATTACAACTTGTTTTGGTAAAGGTAATTTATTTTGTTTCCAAAGTAATGCATTGTAATAACAAATGTCTAAACCAGATCCACCTTTACCTGCATTATAAACATCTAAGTTTAATAAGCCTGCAAGTTTATTGGGCCATGTCATAAAATTAGGTATTCCAATTCCTTCTGTAAAACTACAACCAAATGTTAGTAAAAAGTCTTTGTCCAGTTCTGGTATTTCCTTTGTACGATATCCTAACCAGTTAAACTTGTATTCAATGTTTATATCTTTCCAACGCCAGTTAGAAAAGAACTTACTATTCTTTTTGTAAAATTCTTCTTTATCACTGCCATGCCATTTTAAAGTTGACGCGGCAACTGATGGTTCTACTAGTTGTGGATAATCTGCTTTATATACTAAAGATGCCATTGCTCGTCTACTTTTGGTTTAAGAATTTCAAACACTTGTTTATGTCCTTCGTAATTACAATGTCCTGTGTTTCTTGTATCCGGATACTCTCTACTGTAATAACCCCAATCAATATTTGCGTAATTTACTTTAGGTAGCAGTCTTTCGAAGTCTGGCTGGTGTCCCATAAAAACGTGTGGTATATTATTTGTTTTCATTAGCAAGTGTGCCGCCGTTAATATACCAGTGTCATACTCATTCTTAATATCAAATGAGAAAAAGTCTGCTACCCAATTCTGTAATACTCTTAAACGTGCTTCTGGTTCGTGTCTGTCAAACTGTGCCCAACGAGCCTTAACATCTCTATCAAAGTAACTATCTAAGTTTTGTAGTGTTTCACTTTGCATACTATTATCAGTTGTAATAGGAATAGGTCTTCTGTGCTCTGCTGGTGTATATTTGTTATAAGGTGGATAGTCTTCATAATTTAAATGTTGTATTGTAGGTTCTGTTCCCATTGGTTTATCTTGTCCAGGTTTGAACCAAACTACTCTTGCCGCATTTGTCATACTAATAAGAACAAAAGGTTTGTAGTTGCCTACTGTCATTCTTTCAACTGCGTGTTTAACTTGTAACCAAATAGTAAAGTTACAACATCCTGATCTACCTAATACTTTTTGTTCTACGTTTTTATATTCAGCAGTTAGTCCACCGAAACTTTTTTCAAAACAATCATAGTCAGGTAATCCACTGCCGTTACTAAAACTATCTCCACACGTTATAATTAAATTTCGCATAGTTTATTTTCTCTAATAAATTTGTTTAGTTCTCTTGCCCATAACATATGTCCATATTTGTTTGGGTGCATACCTGTAATAACTTCTGTGTTATGTTCTGTTTTGTCTTGATTAGTAATGTAACTATGGAAACTATGTGGTGCTTGTTCTTTACCATAAAATCTTTTACTGTCTACTTGATCCCATAGCCATCCGTCGTTTTGTCCATTGTAATGAAAGTTCCAACGCGGGTCAGCATTACCTACAGTCATCTTTTCTGTTTCACTGTTAACATAGTTTTTATCTTGCCACTGTGATATTTGTGTTTCATCTACATTATAAAATGCTTGAAAGAACAAGTAGTTAATCTTATGCACTTTAAAGAAATTTTCTAATGTAATTACTTGTTGTACATATCGATTAACATACTCTTCTTTATTCCATAAGTACATTCTGTAGTTATCAAAGAAGGGTTGCATACCTCTTTGCATATACGGATGGTTAGTTTGATTGGGCCATATAGTAGTCCAGCCAGCGCCGTTGCGTTCGTCTACAGGATCCTTATAGTAAAAGTCCTTACGTTCAGGACTTGTTAAGCCAACTATGACAAACAAATTGTTCTCACAGTCTATACCAGGCTTAATATAGTTTTCAGTAATCCAACTTAATGTTGTTCTTACAATTCTATCATTACTTGCGGCTGGATAAGATATGTTAGTAAGGTCATCTGCCTTAATCATATCTTTCAACATCGTGGGCCATATTTTAGGAATACGATATTCGTTATTCTCTGGATCCCAATCACTTACTGTATCCGGTAAAGCAGGATCTTTAATCTCACTTCCGAAAGTCCAACTATCTCCTGTTACCATTAAGTGCATTAATACGCCGCCTTTATGTCGTTAAATTGTGTGCTTGGATCTAAATCTTCTACACTAGTTCTCCAAAGTGTTTCCATTAACTGTGGAACAATTTGCGTCATTTTAATATTTCTTTTTTGTGCTTGTTGGTATATTAATGTTCCAGGACTTAACATACTATCTCCTGGATCTGTAGTATAACCGCCTTGCAGTTTTAGTGCTAATGGATAAGTTTCCCAATTATAATAACGATATGTATCACAAGCAATATCCATACTAGGACTATCTCCCCAAAATATAATATCACTTAATCCGTGCTTACCAAAGTCATTAGGCACTAATCCTCTATTACCAATACTATAGTAAATTGTTCTGTCTTCTATATCTCTAATACCAAATGTTTTTCCATCAGGTGTTAACATATCATATCTACATTTAATAACTTTGTCATATCTAAAATTGTTCTTTACTTCAAATTCACGTTTCATAAAGTTTGCTTTTTGTATACTGTAAAGCATATTACCAAATGGGCCTGAATGATTAATAGATGTTTGATAATCTAATTTAACTAAATGATGAACACTATTATCAATAATGTCTTCTAATAGTTTATAGTCATTTAGTTTATGTAACTTATCACCTGATGTTGTCCATGTATGACAATAAATGTCTGCAGGTGTGTCTCTAAAGTAATCCATTAAACGTGGCATAGCAACTTTGAAAGTTCTAAGTTCTCCACTAAAACATATTGCAATATTATTAGAGAGTTTCATAATCACCTCCTCCTGTCATATGTTCTGCTTTTGGTCTTACTAATTTAATTGGTGGAAATATTTGTTCTAAATTTAAATTACATTCTTTTAAATAATACATAAAAACGTGTTCTGGTCCGTAGTGTAACTTCTCTGGCATTTCAAAAAACTCTATAGGATGTCTATGAAAATGACTGTAAAAATCACAAGCAATATCATATACATCTGTAGGTCCTTGCCAATATAAATCTCCACATCTACTTCTATGATTGCCTTCTTCAAATCCTAAATGTATAACTTGTAACGTATCTTTTTTAGGTTCAGGCACTTGCCAATCTTCGTCAAACATAGTGTCCCAACGTAATCTAACAACTAGGTCAAAGTTACTATTGTTTTCTATTTCGTATTTCTTCTTTAAGTGTGAAGCAACCATTACACCATAGAACTGACTTTGATAGTTTACATCATGTAGTGCTTGATTAAGTCCAGCCTTAAATTGTATTTGTTCTTGTACAATTAATTCCATACCATTAAGTTCTCTACGAAGTTCTTGTATCTCATTCCTATCAATAGTTTCAATGTCATCAATACCTTTTGTTACTTTAACAAAGTTAGGAGCACTTCTTGTTGTCCATGTATGTCCAAAGTAATGTACTTCGTGTTCACTAAATATTTTATTCCAAGTTGGTAAACACTTACGCCAACTTTGTCTTAATTGTCCGCTTAAACAAATTGCTATTTTCATATTAAAATCCTACCCAGTTCCAAACTCCACGTATTGCTAATACTAGATACATAAGTTCCATTAATGCTCTAGGAATATCTTGATCTCTATATCCCATATATAACCAAATACTACAACTAATACAGGCTATTCCCCAGCCCATCCATTGTACATTTGGGTCACCACCTGATAATAAAAATGCACTCAGCATGGCTAGAACAAAGCCTACCCATCTAACTCCATTTAGGTTTTGATAAAAACGAATTTTCATAATTGCTAACCCAGTCCGAGCATACACCATAACAGTTCTTAGGGACAGTGTCATCCTCTTTTTGCAAACAAATTACACTTTTGTTCGTCACTTGTTTATAAGGATATGTCCAAATGTATCCTTTACTTGTTAATGTTCGTTCATCGCCTTCGTGCCAGAAACAATGTATATTGTTATCTACCATAAAATGTAATGCTTCTAAATTTTTTGCATGATTCCAAAAAGCCGGATTGCTTATAAATTGTTTTGTTACTTGATATGTTGGCTCATCATGCCCTAGCCAAACTTCTTGAATATTGTTAATTGTATTTACTACCCACACATCAACTTCGCAGTCGTATCCTTTATCAACTGCATGAATCAAGTACTCAGGATTGTTTTCTCTTTCAGTATTTGGTCCTGTTGTATTTCCTCTATGTGCAATTAGTTTCATTACTTTCTACCTAAAAACCTTTTAGCCGTTTGTATAGGATTCCTCAAACCTTCATAAGTTTCATCAATAAAATCAATATGCTTACCGAGTTTCTCTAACAACAATTTTTGATTTGTTTCGATATTTTTAAGTTTTAAATTTATAATCTCTAATTCTTTTTCTAAATCTTTATCCATTATTTTTTCTTCTTATCTGCTTCTTGCTCTGTTATCATTACACCAAATCTCTTTGGATTTTGGTAAACACTTTTAAACCATACACTACCTTGTGCATCTAAATCAGCAACTCTAAAATGCAAATCGTTTGTTAATCTTTCGCCAAACTTTACTGTTGCTAACTTTCTAGTAACAGGGTCTGCATACTCTTTTAATTTACCTTTTACAAAAGGTTGCATAAATTCGTAGTCTGCAATTCTGCTATGTTCCCACTCGTCTAAATTTACAAGTGTTACTGCTTCTCTGGCTCCTAGTATTGCCCAATCTCCGTTTTCAACATCAGCACCAATGCTACACCATACACTTAAACGTTGTAAGTTTTTAACATGATTTTGTGTTAAGAACTTATTGCGTGGAGGTAGTACACCTCTATCTAAACTCATCTTAACACCTTCACGAAAGCCTGCTCTGTAGGCTTGTTCAGGAGTTGCGTTAACTACAACGTCACTAAATGTGTCAGCCATCTGAAAGTAAGTATGCATCCAACAGAAGTCAACACTGTGGGCTCCATTTTCACTTACGTCATTCTCATGACTGTTCATGTTTTCAATAATATGTTTGGGCCATAGTTTAAGTCCACCGTTGCCATATGCTAAACTATTAATTACATTGTGTCCACACCAACTAAAAATATAATCTTTTTGTTCTTCTTCATCTATTTCAATAGTTTGTTTAAAGAAGTCTTCTCGTACTGTATTGTCTCCGTCTACTGTAACTAGTCTATGTGTTTCACTAATTTCACCTGCTTTGTTATGAGCCGCATCAAATCCTTTAACGCCTTGCACACGTTTTGCCCACGGGCACTTACTTAATAAGTCTGCCCAATTCTTTTCTGCGTTTGGTTCGTCGTAACTAATATAAACTACATCAAAGTCTGTAATTGGATAAGTTTTTTTCATATTATATTTCCTTGTAAGCAACAAAGATATTTAAGTCTGCTTCTGTTATTACTTCACAACTTGTTATATCTTTATACTCTTTTATGTGATAGTCTTCGTCTATACCTGCAAATAATTCAATGTCGGCTAGTGGTATCATATAGTTTCCTTTTGGTACTATCCACATTCTTCTTTTTGTTGGTAATTGATTTTTAACTTTAATTCTAAGATTTCTTGTTTGTTTATCGAATACTAAAGTTATAAGTCTGTCATCGTTCCATAATGTAGGATCTATTTTATGTAGTTTAGAGTTTTGTCTAGCACCGTCGGAACTAATATCTACAAGCTCTACTGGGTCTTTATCTTTGTCTACTATAAAATTATTTAGATTAACATCTTGCAATTCTATAAATTTTTCTTTACTAATAAAAGCATACAACTCATCTTTGAATTCTTCTTGCATAGCAGAAGAAAATCCTAAGATTTTGCCAAACGCATTATACCATAAGTAAAACTTTTGTTCTTCTTGGTCTTGTTTAGCAGAGCCAAAGGCGTCTCGCATCAATTGATCTAAATCTACGTCGGACATTATACTCCTGCCTGCTTTTCTAATGTGTTAATTAATTCGTCTGTACACCAAGACTTAACGCAATAATGTACTGGCTTTGTTTGATAATAGTTATTAATCCACATACCTTCTTCATTATATTGTCCATCTAAATAGTCAGTCCAGTCTGTGTCGCTAACAGTATAGTCTAACAAGCCTTGGCATTTACTTTTCATATGTACAAAACTAAAACTTTTGGGTGGTCTTACTTTATCTTTCCAACCTAGCAGTCTAATTGCCATTCCATATACTTCGTCTGTGTATGCAACATCATTAGGATTAATTCTCATAAAGTTGTTTGAATACTTTTCCCAATCTCTATAAAT